GAACCCGAACTCGAAAAAGAGATTTGGGACAAGATGCCAACTGCTCCTTATCGCAAGCTCCTCGACTACGAGTTCGAGAAAAAGCGCATTGAGGAATCCCTGAAAATGACGACCGGGCGACTCTCCTTCGAGGAGTATCTTCGCGCCTCCGGCGTCGTGGATGGGCTTCGCCTCGCCAGTGCGATTCTCACGCGAAACGACCAAAGGAAATAAACCGCTATGCCGCCCGACACAACCACAACTTCACCGCCCGAACCACCGCCCTCCGTTGAGGGAGTGCTGCCACAAGGAACCGTAGGTCCCGTATCCGTCGCCGATGCGATGGGACTCCCGAAAGGATGGTCCGCCAACAAGGACGTGGCCGACATCCTCTCTGGAAAAGCTCCCGCCCCCGGCGAAAGTCTTCTCGACACGCCCGTTGGTGGCGAGGCCACCGATGATGGCGGCGGTGATGAGCCACCGCCCGAAGGCACGCCCGCCCCCGAAGGCACGCCCGCCCCCGAAGGCGGCGACGGCACCAAAAAAGACGAGCCGCCCGCGAAACCCGCCGAGCCTCCCGCGCCAAAATCGGACGACAAAAAATCCGCGAAGCCCTCGGCCACGCCGAAGTCTCCCAAGGCCGCGAAGAAAGACGAGCCTCCCGCGACACCGCCCGCGCCGCCCGCCGAGCAAAAATTTTCCTTCGCCGGAAAGGACTACACCAAGGCCGAGTTGGAGGCAATTCTCGCCAAACAAAACGCTCCCGCCCAGCAACCGCCCGCGAAACCCGCCGAGCCTCCCGCGCCTGTGCAAGCGCAAAAAACACCGGAGGAAATCGCCAAGCAAAACGCCGAGATAAAAGCGGCGGAGGACAAGTGGGTTTCTGACAACGCCAAGTTTGTTGAGGCCCCTTTGAAAGAGGAGGAGCTTGACACGATTCTCTCCGGTGGGCCGGAGGCGGTGAAAATCATGCAGGGCATCCGCCAGCGCGACATCACGCTCGCGGCCATGTATTCCCGCAAATACATGGACCAGGCGTTCGCTTCGATGCAACAGCGTATGCAGCCCATCATTGAGGCATACCGTCGCAACGAGGAAGCCGCGACTTCGCAGCGATTCTATGACGCGCACCCGTATCTCGCCGACCACAAGGAAGCCGTGAACACGGTGATTGACACCATCGGTAAGTCCGCGCCGCAGTCCGTGAAAGGCATGGATGAGTCCACGTTCTTCAAGTATATCGCCGACGAGACGGCCAAGTTTTTGCAACGCTACGGCGTGCCGTTCACTGTTCCTGATAACAGTTCACAGACGCCTCCCGCGACACCGCCAGCCGCGCCTCCTTCCCCACCGCCCGCCATGCCTCCCGGTCAGCCTCCTCCCCCGCCACGCAGACCCGCCGTGCGGCCTCCCGCTGGCAACACACCGTCCAGTGGTGGCGGCGCGAAGGGCGGTGCGAAGTCGCAATGGTCGGACGTGATAGGCGACCTTGCCAGCGCGTAAAATTGAATTGTTGGTATAGCAAATCAATAACGTATTTGACGGTTGGACTCATGTTGAGTCCAACCGTCACTGTTTTATTCCACCACTAACTAACACCAACAAAAAAGGACACACATGAGCCTCATTGCAGGTATCCTCCAAGTCAGCACATCTGACCCTGTGGACAATACGGGTGAGTGGCAGTCCCTTGTTTTGACGCGCCAAGGGCGCGGCATCGGCAACGGCTCCATCTTGTTCGCCCTCATGTCCAAACTCCGCAAAGAAGACGCACTCTCGACCGAATTTCACTGGTTCGAGCGCGACCCTGTTCGCAACGACTTCTATGCCGCCGCCGCCGCACTCGCGGGGGCCACCACCGTCACGTTCAACGACGCCAAAACCACGCCAACCGACCTCTCGCCTCTCATGGCGTTGAACATGGTCCTCGAAAGCGCGGTCACTGGCGAAATGATTCGTGTCACCGCCGACCCGACCACTTCCAACGTCGCCGTGCAACGCGGCTACGCGGGCACGACCGCCGCCGCAATCACGGCGGGCGACCTGTTCACCCGCGTCGCCATCGCCGCCGAGGAAGGTGCCGGACCCTCCCGTGCCGTGTTTGAGCAGCCCGAAAACCTGGTGAACTACATCCAGACGTTCAACAGTTCGTTGATGCTCACCAACGCCTTCAAAGGTTCGCAGCTTCGCTCGGACATGCAAGGCCCCCTGCGCCAAGCCCGCCTTCAAGCTCTTGAGCGCATCACTCGCGACATCGAAATGACCTACTTCCTGGGCCGCAAGTCCCGCACGACTGGCAGCAATGGCGGCATCATTTACATGACGGGCGGCATCCGCGACGCGCTTGAAAAAGCCGGTCCCGCGACTTCCACCAACATCCTCGACGGCCAAGGCACCGCTGGATGCACACTCGAAGACTTCAAGCTCTGGATGCGCAGCTTTATGATGTTCGGCTCCGAACAAAAGCTCGCGTTTTGCGGCCCTGACGCCTTTGCCGCCATCTCCAACTACGCGAACTCGCCGTCCGCTGGTTTCCGCATTATGAACAACGAGACTGTCTTCGGCATGAACATCACCACGATTGTCACGCCGTTCGGCATTCTCGAACTCACGATGCACCCGTTGTTCATCACAGTCGCGGCCCACCAAGGTTCCATTTTCGTCGTGGACGTGCAAAACATCGTCCAGAAAGTCATGGAGCCGTTGTTCCTTCAATCCAACATCCAGCTTCCCGGCACCGACAGCTTGCAAGAGCAGTTCCGCGCCAAGCTGGGAATCAAATTGAAGTTTGCCCAGGCGTTCGGCTACGCCCACGACCTCTTGAAGATTATTCCGTAATCTTCTTGAGTGTGCGCGAAAACAATCTACGAAAGCATCACCATGCCAAAGTCCATTGCCGAAACCATCTATCCAAACGGCGCGGCGGGGGACATCCCCTCGCCGCCCGTCGACAGCGAGACGAAGGCGCAAACGCCGGTGCCCGCCGCACCCGAAGCTCCTCCTCCCGCCCCGCCTCCGCCGCCCGCGTCGGACGCCGACAACCCGCCCGCTTCCACGGCCACTGGGAACTTTGTCTTCATCAAAAATCTGAATCCTTACCAGATGATGAAATTTGAAGACGGCACCGTTCTCGCCTTCAACGCCACGAAGTTCGTGACGACCGACCCGAAACTTGCTGACAAGATTCGCAAAGTTGCCGCGAAGTATCGCGTCATTGAGGCCAAGTAAGCCCGCGACACACCACTCAATTCGCCACAAACAAGAAAGGACCAACACATCATGGCTACGACACCAGCAAAAGTTCCCGGCTCTCCTGTGATTTCGCCTCCCGAAACATTCGAGGAAGCGATGAAAAACTTTGGAGGTCTGCCCACGGCGAAATCCGTCGAGCAAATCGCCAAGGAAAATTCGCTTGAGGGCAAGTCCGTGCCCAATCTCACGAAGGGCACCTAAAACACTTCCGCCACCTTTCCGTTCGCACGACGGGGTTTTCAGGAAAAAGCGGTTGTAATGGGCGGGCGGTTTCGCATTGACTTGTGAAGCCGCCCGTTTTTTCGTCTTTCTACCGTGACAACATCCGAGGCACTTTACCGTATGCAAGTCGCCATCATTCGTGATGACGTGAAGCCTCGCTATCTCGAATTTTTGAACGAGGCCATCCGCGACTGTTGTCGCATCCACTCGTGGGACGTGATGAAAACCACCAAGGGAGTTGGCGTTACCGGTTTCAACATCGACACTGCAATCGGCGACCCGCTGTTCAAAGAATGGCAGAGCGGACGGTATTGCGTCGAGGATACGGACGGGCACCCGCTCATGGTCTATAACCGGATGGAACTCGAAAAGTTCGTGCCGGAGTTCCGCCCCGAACACTATGTCTTGTTCACGCAGACGGGTGGCACGTTTTTCATCGCCCTGAAAGGAACGGAGCCTGTCGCCGGTCAGACATCCACTGCCGACCCCGCCATGCTCACCCTGCATTATTTTGCGTATCCCGCGTCCCTGTTGAACCCCATGCAACCGGACGGCGTGACGCCCTTGCCGGAGACTACCCCGATGCTTGACCAATACCCAGACCTCGTAATCACGCGGGCGATTTCTCTCGTGTTCAAATCAATCAACGACCCTGTTTGGCAAATGCACGACCAGGCTTGGCAATCTCTGGTGAACGGCCTCGCCAGCGAGAATATATTCCGCCTCAACCCGGCCGCGAGGGACGACAAGCCATGACACTACGCGAAATCAGGAGTCTCGTTCACTTTTCTACCAAGGATGACATAACCTTCGGCACCTTTGTCACCCTCATCAACGAAGCGTGCCGCGAAATACAAGACAAAAGGAACTGGTCATGGATGGAGCAAGAGATACTACTGACGATACAGGAAGGGATGGAATATGTTGTGTTGCCCCCTGTGTTCAAGGAGCCGTTACGCGGAGTGCATACGCTGATGAGCCACGGCGGGGAGCCGAGTCATTGGTCGGAACCGCTCAACCGACATTGGGAAATCCTTACAAAGCAGGAGGCGTTACGGCGTTTCTCCGCAGCGCAGAGGTGGGCGCACAGGACGGCTTACATTGACCGCGTGGGCGGCGAGTGGCGTCTGGTGGTCAGCAATCATCCCGTTAATACCGCGTTCGGTATGCGGCTTCTCGCCTACTGTTATGAACCTAAGCTGACACTCTCGGATACCGTGACCACTTCCGAGGGCGAGGCTGGCGAACTAATCCAAGTGACCACGCCAGCGGTCGTGTCCAACAAAGTCACCGAGCACCTTCCGATGGCGGTAATCGAGAAAACGAAGTATCTCGTGTTCACCATCCAAAACAACCTGGACGCCGCCGCCGCGTCGATGGCGAACTTCGACAAGTTCATCGCCGATGCCACGTTCGCCGACGACGGCCACATGCTGTCGGGGCGCACGATACGGATGGGAGGCTTTTAATGGCCCCCGATGGAATCCCCCGCCTTGGCGACGACATGGATGCCAACTGGCCTCCCGATTCCCTTGTCGCGGACGGGCAGGAGCAAAATCAAGGCTCGTTTTGGATACGCGAATTGAAGGCGCGTCTCCAAGCGTTCGCGTCGGTCAGTTTCAATTTGGAGACAGGCCAGTTGAAGCAGGATGTCCTCGGTAATCTCGCCGTCCCGACACCGGACTTCGCCGGTGAAGTTCTGACGATTTCGCCCGCACCGAATAGCACACTCAAATGGGTTTCGCCTGACCTTGGTGTGAGGACAGGTCAGATTTTATTGTATGGTGGCGCGGCACTGCCGGGCGCTCCCGGCGAGTATTTGAATTGCGACGGCCAGTTCAAAAGCAACGTCACCTACGCCGCTCTTTTCAGTGTCATTGGATACCTCTACGGGATGCAGCAAGGCGACGCATCGCAGTTCGCCGTTCCTGATTTTCGCGGTTTTACTCCCGTTGGAATGACTGGTCCTGTCGGCACGGCGGGCACCGCTCCCGATGCTACCGCGTGGCCGTTGAGTAGAATTTTCGGGTCGGAGTCGGTGATTCTCACGATGGACACCTATGCGCCACACACTCACGGATTTTACAAGATGTATGCGGATACTTTTGGGGTGTCGGCGACACACGTTATCCAGGCGGGGGATGGGCCATCGCCACAAGTTCCCGCCGCGTTGCCCGACCCGGCATCCATGCAATTTATCGTCAGTAACGTGACGCTTTCATGGAATGACATTTTTTGGTACCAGGGAGTTTGGCAGGGCGGTGTGACGAACAATTCCACGGATGCGTCATACAAGACGCCGCATGTGACGACTGACCCTATGATGATGTCGTTTGCCCACGCGCAAGACGCCATTCCATACAGCTATCGCGCCTCTCTCGCGCACAACAATTTGTTTTTATCGACTGGTTTGAAATTCATAATCAAAACGTAGCATGGCACTCGCCCTCGACATCTCGATTTCTTCCCCGATGGATTCGGACAGGCTGTGGACTCCAAATCCACCGCCCCAATCCAGCGGTGGTTATTTTGAGTTGCGTGATTTGAAGCAACGACTCCAATCGTTCTATGACGTGAGTTTCAATCGAGACGACGGCACGTTGAAAACACAGAACATCACAGGCATCGTTCCTGTTTTTTCCGACCTCAACGCCGGGTCATGGTTGGGAATTGACAGCAGCGGAAATCCCGCGTGGCTTCCGAGTCCGATTGCCACATCAAATTCTCCAACAGGTGTGATTGCGATGATGGCCGCGCCGGTTTCGGACGGAAAATCATCCTTCGTTCCCGCTGGGTTTCCAATCATACCGGAGGGGTTTTTGTGGTGCAACGGACAGGCATACTCAATCAGCCAGTATTCGGCTTTGTATGGTGCTCTCGGTCCCACGTTCGCTTCCACCACACCTGGATTTTTCAACGTGCCTGATTACAGGGGTCGTGCTATTATAGGCCAGAATACCGGAAAAAATTGGTTGGTGGGAAGCCAGCTTGGAACTGAAACGGTTGCTCTTAATTCCACCCATATAAATTCCCACGGTCACGACAGCGATGCGTTCCATTATCTCGGTCCGGGAGCAACGACGATGGATTGCGTAATTTATCCGACGCTTGCGTATCCACAAGGCGACGGGCCTCCAGGTCCGGCCAAAAATCTTGGTTCAAATCACGTCGCGTCAGTCACGGATTTTCAGAATTTTATCTGGCAGACCGATTCAGCCGGTCTTGGAAAAGGACACCAGAATGTCCAGCCTTCTGTGGCGATTATTTTCTGTATTAAAACATAAACATGGCACTTCTAGGCACAGGGTTCAGCGTGCAGACTCCGGCGAACGGCTCGCCGGTGGGTCTTGGCGCGCTTTTGCTTCGTGACTTGAAAACCCGTGTTCGCGCCTTCGCTGACGTGGCAACTGTCTTGGCTGGGAGTAATGCCGGAAAGTTGAAATCGAACGCTGTGCCAGGAGTAATTTCGTCAGCGGTCGGCGCAAATCCGAACGATTTTTATTTTTCAGGAGCGGGAACATCGTTGCCGACGTGGAAACCCATCACGGCCGCCAATGTTCCGATAGGTGCGATTTTTCCATTTCCAGGCGTGCAGATTCCAGCGGGATTTCTGGAGTGCGACGGCACTGCGTATTCCAAGGACCCCAGCAGTCCGTATTACGCATTGTCACTTGCTCTCTCTGGAAATTTTGGAGAAACGTCAACGACGTTCAATGTTCCCAACATGCTCGGAAGACTTCCCGTTGGAGAAAATCTTGGCGGAGGAAATCCAGCCGCAACTAACTCACACGTATGGACTGTTGGTTCGCAGGATGGCGAGGAAACGCACACGCTTACAGTGCCGGAGGAAGTTGAACATACCCATAATGTTTCACAGGCGTGGTGGTGGTGGAATCCTGATTTTGACTCTACCGCCGAGATACCAAGCTACAGTTGGTTGATAGGTGGAATTACGGAAGTGATGCTGGTCAACAACACATCGGTTGCGTCGAATTATTTTCTGACGGACCAGTATTTCGAGTTTGATTGGGGCAACCCAAACAGAACCGCGTTCCGGTATTTTTTTCCAGGCGGCGGCGACGGAGCCGTGGGCCAGCCTTGGCATGTCGCCGCGCATCCAAACTTGCAGCCGGTGGGCGTCGCCCGCTACATCATCAAATACCAATGAGACGCCAGCAACCACCACCTCCGCTTGAAATCACGTCCAAGGCACCGACCGTGGGCTTGATTACCCGCGTGCCGTCCAACCAGCCGGACGTGCGGGCGGCGGTCGTGGCATCCAACGTGCGGTTTGATGACGGTGTGGCACGCGCCGGACCCGGTTACAGCACCGTGCCCGTTCAACTCGCGGGCGACTCGTCCGCAACCGACCTCGGAAGCGTGGTCAACATGATTTTCCACAGCACCATCGACAGGAACGGTGTTATCGCCACCTACGGTTTTATCGCCACAGCCAACAAAATTTACCTGGTCGGCGCGTTGTGATTCCTCTTGCCACCACGAAACATTCTGATAGCCCACCACCATGCCTTTGTCCGCAGAGCAACGAAAAAAGATGACCGTCCGGCGACTCCCGCAGGATTGCGTTCTCGTCGCTTACAGGCCGAACGGTGACACGGTTCTCATCGCCCTCCGTGACGCGATGGCAGTTGACAGGGGTGATTTGCAGTCCGGTGTTCCCGTTGCGCTTCGTCGCGGGGCACATAAAGATAGCAGAGAATTTGTCGGCCAGGACGGCGAAGTAACTGTCGATTCTGATTTGCTCACACTTCGCGTTCACGATGGAAAAACAAAAGGTGGCGAAGTTCTTTGTCGTCTCTCTGACATTTCCACCAAGCAGGGAGTGAATCTTGTAACCGCGCATGAACAGCGCATCGCCGTCCTTGAAAACACAGCCAACTGGCTCGTGAAACGCGCTACCCGTTCCCACATGCGCCGCATTCGCTTGAGTTTCAATGGCGACACAACCTTGTGGGATGCCATGTCCAGTTCCACGTTCAATTTGAACGGCAGGGCCGTGGAGATTTCCGCCGACCTTCCACTGGAATCCGAGGAGGAACTTCACAACGTCGGATTCGGCGCGTTCATCAATGGTGGAGACGCGGACATTCAGATGGAAGTCTGGCGCACGGACCTCTCCACCCAATTTTCGCAGGTCGTCAAAACTGACGCCGTGCGGGTGTCGTTTGGCCCGAAGGACAAATTCAACACCAGGGCCGTCGTTTTCAAGTTCAAGAATCCTCTTGCCGCCGCGCCCAACAGCGCATACCAACTCGTCCTGAAAGTTAAAAAAGATTCCAAGGGAACAGTCTTCAAGATTTCCGACCCTTGGATACAGAAAGCTACCTAACATGGCAGACACAGGACCAATCGACGGGACATACGTTCTTCAACGCGGTGTGGGAGTTGGCGACCGCAAGACTCTCCGTGTCACTCTCGCCACCGATGTTCCGATACCCGGAACCGATGAAATTCTATCCGTTCTCGCGGGCATCCTCAACAGCACGCAAAACATCAAAATCGATGCTGATTATCTCGTTCTCAACACGAACGACATCAACGAGCGTATCGGCGACACGAACGAAGCCGCCGCGACAAACACCACTGACCCCGCCAGCCTCAACGCCCTCACCAAGTTTTTCATTAACCTGTTCCAAGGAACCCTCGACGCCAGTGGCCGTGTCCTGACAAACGGTTCGCAAGTCACCCAGCCAGTCTCGGCGGTTAGTCTCCCGTTGCCAACAGGTGCGGCGACAGCGGCAAACCAAGCCACTGAAATCACCGCGCTTCAAGCGATTCAAAATAGCACAGCGTTAATCGTCACCGGACTCACGAGCGGGACAAACAGCACGAACGGATTGCTTGCTCAAATCGAAGCCACGCTTTCCGGCACGCTATCCGTTAGCATTTCCAACTGGCCCGCGACACTTGCCACGCTTGCCGAGCAGCAAAACCAAACCCAAAAGCTCACGACGATTGCCACGCAAACCGCCGTGCAGCCATCCAACCCTTCCACCGTTGCCACCACGAACGTCGAGGGTCAGGTCGTTGTCACGACCGCAAACGGCGTGCAGCCGTTGTCCGCGACAAGCCAGCGTGTCCAATTTGTCATTATCATCGGCAACAGCGCACCGCGCACCACGAACATTGGCAACGTCTGGATTGGCACGCAATCCACCGCTGGTTCGCAAAAACTCATCCTTGAACCGGGTCAGGAAATCCACTGGTCGCCCTCGCCCGGCCAAAAAGTCGACCTCGCCGGAATCTACGTCCAAGCTGACACGGCGGGCGACGGCATCCAATTTATCGCACAACTATGATTACTCGTCCCAACGCAGGTGGCGGAGGTGCCGCAGTTCCAGTAGTCGATGCCCTTGACTCGACTCTGGTGAATGCCGCGTTGTCGGCGAACCAAGGGCGCGTGCTGGACGAGAAAAAATCAGACCTCATCCAACGTCAGGACACCTCCTATGTTGACGATAAATTCGGTGACGATTCCACAGGCGAGGCCGAACGCATGGACAGGCCGTTCAAAACCATCGAAGCCGTGCTGGAACAGATTGTCGATGTGTCGAGTGACATTAGTTTGGACAACTGGGCGTTTGACGAATTTTCGCTAGGAGAGCAGCTTGAGGATGGTCGCTGGATTATCATTATCAACAGTAGGTCAATCCTTCAGTGGACTAACGGGAACGATTCGCGCTATGTGAATTACTTGGCGATGCCGAGCAGCGCAGTCAAAGCCGTTGGCCGTGAACCTGCTTCGGACGGCAGAATTTATTTTGCGAATCACAGCGCAAGCGCAGTCGTCGTTAATGGAGTTTCCGTTGGTTCCATGCACGGATTTTCGTATAACATAAATACGAAAACCTACAACATGACCGACGATTGGACGATGCCTGCTTGGAACTCGTCCGCGCCTCCTGCCGCTGCAAGTTGGACAGCGATTTTTAAGCTAACCAATGGGAACCTTGTCTACAACAACGGCGACAAAACGATTCTCTGCACTCCACAAGGAACCATACTTTTTAATCAAGTGTTTGGCGGAAGTCCCGGAGGTATCACCGGACAAATGCGCTGGTGCCAGTCAACAATCAGCCAGCCAGTCATTGTCGGAAAGTATCAGGCGCTTCTTACGCAAGACGGCAAGGCTTTCTACTTCACTGGATACACTACGACATTTATGCACTTCGTGTGGACGGAGGATTACATTGTTCTCCGTTACGAACTCAACAATGGTTGCGCATATATCAGCCGCCAGTGGATTGCCGCGAATGGGACGGTTGGCGCGACTACAATCAACGCTCCGCTGTTCAACTTCAACCCCGGCACGTCTTGGGCATCGCAAGGCGTGCAGATGTATGCCAACCAATTCTATTTTTCGTCCAACCCACTAAGGACGGTTGATATAACCTCCGTCAACGCGAACAACCTTCCGACAGCAGTAGTCGCGTCGGATGCTTTGGACATTAACGGTAACACGTTCGCCACGGGTGGCAATCATATGTCTGTTCGCATTAAGGGTGGCCTTCTTTTTGCGAACAAGATGATGTTTGTTGTCGACACTTATTCCGGCGAGGATGTCGGCGTCGCGCTCGCGCTCCTTGATGTTGGAGTGAGACAAACAACATGGACTCCGGCACAGGTCACAGCTTCAAGCGGCGACGTATTGAAGTTCTGGCCGTCGCGTATTTCGATTGTTGGTCACGGCAGAACTAACACCCGTGTTGATTTGTCGGCATACACCTACGGTGTCGACGTGCGTGGGAACGATACTTGGGCACTTTCGTATAATCCAACCGACACAAGCAGCGTAAAAAATGTTAATGTTTTAAATGGATACGTCGACACAATCACGATAGCTTCCGGCACGTTGACGAATTGCATCGTGTCGTCCTTGACTGATTTGAACGCAGTTGTCGCAGTGGACTGTCATATCACAAGTCTCGTTGCCGACTCCGGCAGTGGTTTCTATAAAAGATGCTTGATTACAAACCTTGTCGGGAACACAAACTCCACCTTCCTAGGCTGCGACATTCTCAATGCCGCAGCAGTGACCACCGCAGGGGTATTTTCAGGTTGCCGACTTCCTGTTGGTTTCATGGTTGCAAATGCAGGCGCAACCTTCAATAACTGCATCGAAATTTATTAACATGAAAATCGACACACCAAACAAGTTCAACGCACTCATTCCGCTGCGACCTTCCTCTAGCAAGGTTTTTAGAATCATCGGGTCGGAGATTTACTTCACGGGCGGCAATGTCCCGCCCAATTACACTATCGGCGAAGCACGCAAGTTCATTGAGGAAGCCCCCGCCAACAGCATCCCCCGCACTCAAACGAAAGAGGAGGTCGTCGCGCAAATCGCGTCCGAGACGGCGACTGAAGTGCTTGCGGACTTGGCCGCGCAGGGAGGCACGCCCGACGACATTCCCGAATGGGATAAAAACAAGACCTACAAGAAAAACGTCATGGTCAAAGTCACCACGAAGAAAGGCGTCACCTACTATATCTCGCTTCAAGCGGACAACAGCAACAACGACCCGACCGGAAACAACGGCGACAAGTATTGGGCGGTCGTTTCGTCCTCATAAACCGATGTCTTCCATTCTCGACATGATGAAGCAGTTTGACGTGCGTGGACTGCTTGAAAAGGAAATGCGCGACCCTGCCAAGCGTCTCGAAGTCCTTCGGAGCGTGTTACCGGAAGAACTCGCCTCCTCCGTTGACAAGAGCTACCGCGAATACGAGACACGCGACAAAAAGAAATTGGAGGAAAACGCCAAGCCCACGCACCAGCAAATCGTCACGCAACTCATGGAGTTTGGGCTTGCCGAGGACCAGGCCGAGATTGCCGCCTATTCTCACGAGGGCATGACGCCGTTCCAGATTTCAGTCGTATTCAAAAAGAAATACCCCAAGCTCGCACTTTCTCACAGCGTTATTCACTGGATGCTCACCAACGAGATTGTCCCAAGGGTCAAGCAAATCGAGGAGGAGATAAAAGTGACTAGCGCGACGGAAAAACAAACAACACCACAACAATGATAGAGTCACAACCCGCGACACAGCCAACCGTCGCGGCACCACAACCAGGTTGGCATCATCACATGGAACACGACCACGACCACGACCATACACACATACACTCCGGCGGAAGCTGCGGCTCCTCTGGAATCCTCGGCGGAGCCGGAGCGGGCTTCCTCGGCGGCATCCTCGGCGGACTTCTCTTCGGAGAAGGCGGCTTTGGAAGACGCGGAGGCTGGGGCGGCGAAGGCGGCGGAGCACGGCGAGAAATCGACCGCGAGTTCGCCGACCAGACCCGCTACGAATCCCTGCAACGCCAAATCGCCGACATTGACGACGACGCCGAGCAGCGCGAAACCCGCCACGAAATTGAGGAGCTTGAGGAATGTTGCTGCGAAAACGGCAAGTCCATTACCGCCCTCCGTGGCGAAATCGCGCTCACCGCCTGCAAACTCGAAAACACCATCGACAAGCAAGCGTGCCGCACCGACGCCAAAATCGCGGAGGTCAAATGCGAAATCAAAGAATGCTGCTGCAAGATTGAGCAGATGTTCAAAGACGAACGCCTCCGCGAATCCGAAGCCAAAAACCATGCCCTCGAAGAAAAAGTCGAACGGATGCAAGTCGATGCCCGATTTGCCAAGTTGTCCGACCAAATCGAGGACACCAATCGCGGCAACCGCTACAAGAAACTCGAATCCGACGAGTTCGTTGAGCGCGTCGCGTTTGCTGTCGCCAAAGTCCTCGAATGCGGACGCTGCGGCGACCGACGTGGCGAATGCCGTTCCGAAGGCGGCAAGTAACACCACGACAGACCATCGTCACAACAACGGCACCCGTCGAAAGTCGGGTGCCGTTTTGCTTGCTATTGCCGCGCCAGTGTGCGAGCCTCCGGCCTCAAATGGCAGCGTCACCGATAGTTTTAACGGAGGTCATGGACTTGGGAAGCGACCTCGAATCCTATGCCAGCCTCGTGAGGCGCATGGTTGCTGCGGACTATTTCGACAAAACCATTTTTGCGTGGCCGGGCGGCAACCTCATGTATTGGAACGAGGACTTGGCATCGGCGTCCGCGTCGGGGGGACCTACCGCCGTCCCCGTTCCCGGACTTCCGATTTCCGACCATTATTGGGGCGTGTGCTCGTTCGGCGCGTATTTGATTCTTTGGACAACCGACCGTTTGAAATGGAACGCCTCAAACGATTTTTCGACGTGGATTCCAGTCGGCGAATCCGCCGCGACGTTGCTGGCGAAAACAGTCAACGCTTTCAGCATCCCGGACGACGACCTCACGGAATCTGGTTGGATTTTCGTTGACCAGTCCGTAGCTGGAATGGTGGCCGGGCAATATGTCCGAGTCGATTCCGTGTCTCCCGCCAGCCCGTCGCCGAACTCTCCGTCCGCGCCCAATGTCACGTTTTTCGAGGTGACGGATGTCGCCCCCGTTTCAGACATGGTTGGTGCAATCGCAGCCGCCGACCAGCACTTTCCCGTTAATACTTCCACTCCATTATTCCTGACGACTTATATCCCCTATCAAAAAGGAAATTTCCTAAAACTCGGAACATTCTCCAACGTGTTTTCAGTCGATGTTGACGCGGTGATGCCACCGGCGGGATTCCTTGTTCTCGCTGGGGGCATCAATGTCGGTTTAAATGCAGTGCCGGGGCAAACGCAGGTGAACAACATTCCAGTTACGACCGTTCCTGTTATTCAGCCGGGTAGTTTTGTATCTATTGGAAACACGACAACGCCTGGTAGGGATGTCTATCTCGTGAACAACGTGGACCTGCTGATGATGACAATTTCGCTGACATGGATGGGAGTTCCCGCGATGACGAGTGGAGTTCACTCTGCCGGTGAGTTTGTTGTGGCACAGCCGTATGTTTATGTTACGAACACAGGTCCCAACCAGATTGACCCGTCGCAGGGAACAGCCGTGTCCGACATGTATGCCCTTAAAGTGAAGCGTGTTCTGTTGACGGGAGCGGAAAGCAACCAAACGCAGTATCCCACCGGCACGCAGATTGAAACCGTCGATGCCAACGACGCGGGCGAAATAATTAACGCGGGCGGTGGCGCGAGCGGGGCAATCCTTCGCGTGGAGACAGTCGGAAGCTACGCATATATTTTCAAAAACCGTTCCATTCAATCCATGCAGCCGGTAGGCATGGACCAGGGCACGTTCTATATCCGAACGGAGGTCAGTGACGAGGGTTTCATCGGGCGGTATTCCTTCGTTAAAGTCGGCCTCGATAAATTATATTTCTGGGGCAACAAGGAAATTTATGTCTTTGGCGGCGGCAACCACATCGTCCCAATCGCCCAGCAGTTCACGAAGCAGATGTTCGCGGAACTGGATACCAGCCGCGTTGATGAAATTGTCGGCTATCACAACGCAAAAAGTTCCGAGATTTGGTTTGTCTATCCGGTGCTCGGCGCGTCTCTATCTTCGTCGCGTGTGTTTATCTACAACTACCTCGAAAATTCCTGCACGGTGGATGATTATGACAACATTTCCCTTACGGCGGCGGGGTCTGTTGGAATCGTCACCGGCGTGACTTGGGACGAGATGCGCGGGGCGTGGAATGCGCCCGAAACATGGGCGCAGGACGCACGCTGGGTTGATTTGCAAGAAGGCAGCGGGTTTGCGCCAACCACGATTGGATATGTCGGCGAGGACGGCTCGTTCCAAATTGCGATTTTTGGCGATACCCAGGACCGCGACGGCGAAGCCTACACTTCCACTTTTGAGACAATCGACTTCGACAATGGCGACCCTGTTGCCGTCAAATACGCGGACACCATTCAAATTTCCTTCCAAATAAAAGTCGCGGCCAAACTGGATTACAGCAGCAAGCCAATTCCGCAGTATTTGAATCTTCAAGTCGGCAGCCGTATGAATCTTGACGACGACATTTCGTGGTCAAACGCCCACAGTATCCAAGTGCAGGGCAACGGAAATTACGTTACCCGCGTGAACATTCGCAAGGGAGGCCGGTTCCTTCGTGTCCGGTTTCAATCCGAGACGAACGGTTTTGAGTGGCGCATCTCGCAATTCAAAGTCATGGGCCGCATGGGAGGGACTTATTGATGGCGTGGGCACCCGCAGTATTGGCATCGGCCACGTCCGTTGCGACCACCGCCACTTCTTCAAGTGGCGGCAAGACAAGGCACAAGTTGAACGTGCGTGACGCGCCAACGGCGAAGGCGAAGGACTCAAAATCCGAAAGTGCGGACATCGAGGCTTCCACACGCGAGTGGGGACGCGAAGTGGTGTTGGAATTGCGTCGCGCCCACCAGCGAATCGACGCTCTCACGGACACGCAAAATGCCATGTTGACGGAGGGTGGCGGCAGTAGTTCCGGCGACCAGCAGACCGCGCCCGCGATTACTCCACCCGCCGTTGTCACGTCCACCGCGCCGGATTATTTTCACTTGGACGGAACGCCGGGGACGAACAATTTGTCTCCGCAACTTACAATCGACAAAAGCACAAGGAATCGGTTTTTGCTAATTTTCGCCCAGCAGGACGTTCACATGAACCCGTCAGACCACGGCAGCATCGTTCTGGACACGCAGTTGAAAATAGGGGCGACAAGTTCATTAGCCACGGTCGTTGCTTCCACAAGGTCACAAGGCAACCGGAGTAGCTATTCGGCCAATTTTACATTCACGGCGTCGGTGATTTATGGCTATCCGCTTCCGAGAAACACGTCGGTTGTCATTTCATTGGCCGCGACGAAGGTTTCCGGCAATTATTACGACGTGGCAAATCAGAAAATAAATGTGGTTGCCTTTAATGCCTGACGAGTCCACACGTCAAATTGCCATGAAAACACACAAATTCCTAAAGTTCCTCATCGTTACCTTGTCGTGGTTCCTTTTCGGGGCCATTTACGCCTTCGCTGCCAGCGCGTCCGCCGTTACGCAGGACTACACCGTTCTTGGTGGCGCACTTGCCGCGCTCATTACGATTGTCGTTCCTTTCATTGTCGAGGGCGTCAAAAAACTCACTCCGAAAATTCCAACGTGGTTAATTCCAATCATCGCTGCCGTTGTTGGTGTTCTTCTTTCGCTTCCCACGTTGCTTTTCCCAGGCGATAATGTGACCTGGTGGCAGGGATTGATTTGCGGGCTTGGAGGCGTCGGCCTTCGTGAAATTCAAAATCAATGGGTCAAGCCGCCCAAAACCGTCGAGGAAAACGCAGCCCAGCCCAGCGTTGGGGAAAATCTAAACTAAACATGGGAATCCTTGATTCCATCACGGCGGCGTGCTACGCCTTCGCCGCCTATGTTAATTACAAAATCAAACTCGCGCCAATCGACACCGACGCCAAAGCAGATGCAACAGAAGATGAAATTTTCAAACTATCGCGCAGCACTGACGACTTTGACCAGCGTCGGATTCCTTTGCTCACTGCTCGCACTGCAAGGTTGCGCGAGCAAGCCCGCCAACTTGCAAATCTACCAACCTACAATCCTTCAACTGAAAGCGGGAGTGCCAGTGCAAACAGCGCAGGGAACATACACCCCGCAAGTGGATGAGGTTTGGCACTCACAGGCCCAATTTGAAGAACTGCTCCGCCAAATCCTCACTCAAAACAAATGAAAATCACCATCCCGCTTATGCTGGCATTCTCGGCCATGTTTCCGCACATGTTTGCGCAGGTGCCAAGTCCGGCGACGGCTTCCGGTATTGAGTGGGGTTCCGTTGAGCATTTCGGCGGTGTGATTGCACAGTTTGGAATCGCCTTCCTTGGCCTCTATTGGTTTGCAACCCGAATGGAACGACGCATGGGAGGCGTCGAAAGGTCCATCGACAGGTTCTCAAAAACACTGCTCATTGAGGTAGTCACCCGTTCCACCATAAGCGAACCCGCGAAACAAGAGGCCAAGAAAATGCTGGACGAAATAAAAACCAAAGAGCAAATCCAGAAGAGCCGGGATACCGACCCACCCTTTTTACGCGGGCAATAATGCTCGCAAAACAACACACAACATGAACGCACTAACAAAAGAACTCTTGAAAGAAGACATCAAAGTTGGCGAACTCTACCTCGCTGGCTCGCCCGACAATCGTGACCCTGAAACGGATTATAACATGGGATTCGGAACTTCCATCGTCTATATCTTCGAGAAAAGCACCGATTCCGCCGTCACGCAGGAAGCGACCACGACCGACCCCGCCTACGCCTACAAGGGCGTTACGGTCGGTGTCTATCCGGCCAAGGTCATTCTCTACACCAAGCGTGGTGCGACACAGAACTCGCCAAACTTTCGCAATCACACGCTCGTGTGTAAGGACCAGTTTTGCGCCAAGCTGTGACATGCCCGATACCGATATAGCCTTCCGGCACGCGACGCCGATGGACAGGGAACTGTTCGTCGGCGCGTGGGTTCGGATGAACGTCGGATTCCGCGCACAGGGAATCGAATCAGTCCCGTTGCCAACCTACGGCAATGGGCTTCGTTTTTGGGGCATGTTCACCCTGCCCGTCATTCTGCATGGAAAGGAGGGTGTCGCGGTCGTGGCGTCGCGTGAAAGGCGCGCCGGGTGCGCGTTCGCCGAGGTCATGCCATCCCCGTTTGTTGATGCCAAGCGCATCGCCCTTGTTCACATGGTATTCGTTGAGCCGGAACTGCGGAGCCACGGTATAGGCCGGTCAATGCTCAAGTGGGTTGAGCAGGAATTGGTGAAGTTGAACGTCGGCGAGATGCAAACCTTTCACTACCCTAACAAGTCAAAAAACAGCTACTTGGAAGGCTACCGTTCCATAGGGGAAGTGGTGGCTAAAAAATTGGAGTTGCAACTTCCACGGTAAAGCTGCAAGCATCTTGGTCATGGACGGTAGTGTAATCATCTTAAATGGAGGAACATTCTGATGGCATGGGCTGCAATCATCCCCGCCGCGTTATCTGTATTCCAGATGATGACGCAAAAGGACCCGACACAGGTCCAGCCGAACTACTACAATGCGTGGGGCGAAAGTGGCCCTATCGCCGGTGCAGTTACCTCTCGTGATTACCTCCTTGGGCAACTTAACAGCGCGGGATTCCAGCAGCAGTTACAGGGGCTTTCGGCCCAAAACATCGCCAACCAGCAAGCCGTCGCCAGCAACCCAGCATGGCAGGGGATTAACCAATATGGCCAAAACTTGCTTTCTGGAAATTACCTTCAAAGTCCGCTTGTCAACAATTATGCCAACCAAGCCTACTCATCCATCATGTCGCAAAACGCGAACACACAGGCGAGGCTTGCGCAGTCGTTCGCACGCAGCGGGCAGGGCATGTCAACAGGCATGATGCAAGCGGCACAGGCGAACACGGCGGCGGCGGCGCAGAAAGCGGCCACGACAAAAGCCGGAATCCTCATGCAGAATTACCAGCAGGAACGCGCCATGCAAAATGCCGCGCCAAGCATCCTGCAATCCGGTCTCGCGGAACAGTCGGCGGCGACGAGCAATCTTGTCAGCAGCCTGTTCCAGCCATTGCAAATGCAAGCCGGAATCACCACGCAACTCAACAGCGGGGGCCAGTGGATGAATCCTACGCTCATGCAGCAACCGGGGCTGGGCAACTACCTTGCCAGCGGAATTAGTCAAGCCGGTGCGTTGAGTTCATTGTATAGCAATTTGTATGGCAGTGGACAGGGACAAACAGGAAACGGTTCGCAGGATTGGTATGACCAACCTGGAAATTCATTAGATTACGAGGACATCTACGGTGCGGGTCGTTCTGCACCATAATTATCATGGCCGGATTTATCACATTACGCGACCAAGGTTTTTACGACGTGCCTGATGTTTTGCAACAGGCGGCTACGTCGTTTCAAAATTTGAAAATCCAGCGCGAGGAGGAAGCTCGCATCCAGCAGCAACAGGCGTTTAACCAAGCCATGCAACGTGCGCAGGAAGACAGAGCGCAGCGTCAGTTTAATTTAGCGATGTTGCAACGTGGAACGGCGATGATTCCGCAAAACATCGACACCTCTACAACAATGACGGGCCAATCGGCAACCACGACGGCACCCACTTCTTTAGTTGATGTGTCTGCGATGCGCGGGCAACCGGCCACGCCTCCCGTTCCCAGCCTATCCGATTTGATTTCCGGCCAACTGGCGAATATGGCGTCGGCGCAGCCCATCGCTGGAAACACTCAAATCGGAAACGTGTCTCCTGATATGATGGCTGCGATTTTGCAACGCATCAATTCTGCGAATGCCACAGTTCCAATTCAAGCCCGTCCGCCAACCTACGAATCTTCCTGGCCAGCATCTCCCACGTCCACGATGGTTGATTCTGGTGTCGAACAGGTTCCGGCCAGCCAAGTGATTGACCAGCGGTTAATAAATGCCCCGTTACCCGATGAGGGGACCGCAGCCGCGCAAGCAATTTTGCCGCAGCAATCGTTGCCGAAATTGGACTTCACGACGCTCATGCAAATGGCCGCGCAACAACAAGCGCAGCAACCGCCGCCGGGGGCCGTTCAACAAGCAGCGACGCAAGCGGCGGCAGTGGCCACAGGAGGGCAGCCTGCGTCCGAACAACCTGCGATACAACCTTCCACCATCACTATGCGCACCACTCCTGCATATCGTGATTTGCCTGATGAGGTCGTTGCGCAATACAACGCAATCAGTCCCGGCCTCGGCGACCAGATGCGCGTGAATGCACGCGCTGGCATCGGACTTCCCGCGTCACAATCGGTGACGGAGCCGACAGAACTCAATCGTGCCGCGCAGCAAGCGAAGCAAATTCAGGAAATGTCCGAGTATCGCATGGAATCCGTGCGCCAGCGTGTAATGCAGTCGCAGATGAGCAACGAGAACAAGCAGCGTCAGTTGGACATCATGCAGGACCATTATGATGAAATCGGACGCCATAACAAGCAAATGGAGGACTTGCGCCAGCGTGGAATAAACGGGGTTGGTCCCACGCTCACCAATTATGCCTCGTTGCAGAGAGACGCGCAAAACGCCGTGTATAAGGCGCAGCAAAAAATTGATACGTTGAAAAAATCTCCAAACGCGGTTGATAAAAATCCGACAACGCAGTTAATCTACCAAAATGATTTGGCGTCGGCACAGATGGAATTGTCGCAAGCGCAAGTCGAGCTTGCCCGCAGAAAAAACGACACGGATGAGTTTATCCGGGGGGCGAAGATTCGCACAAACGCTGACGGTTCGCCCATGACAAATCCCGATGGTTCTTTTAACACCGCTGGCGCGGACGTGAATGGAGCGATGGGGGTTCTACAACGGCAGAATAATTCCGCATGGAGCCAGATTGACGCCGCTTCGCTGGGCGTCCAACCTTCCGAGCAGCCCGTTTCGCAACCCGCGCAGCAGCAACCGCCTGTTCGCACGTTGCTGGACATGACCCCCGCCACTCGACAGGACGCGCTTAACCCGCGCACCGGCGCGTTCAAATTTTCAAACGGAAAATACTCACTGAACATAAAATCTCTCGATGATTTGCCGACAAACACGCAGGGAAAAGCCGGAAGCGTGCTAAATGTCGCCAGTTTTATTGCATCGGGAGAAGCGGCGCATTTGACGGGCGCACCCATTCCTCCCGACCTCATGCAACAAGCCGTCAGCATGGTCATTGCCAACGACCCGAACGCGGCGGCAAGATTTCGCCAGCAATCCGCGCAAGCCGCTGTTCGTCCTCCCCAAATGGTGAATGGAAAATACCCGGAAGCCAGCGTCGATGCCTATTTTTCCGCAGCCACCAATCCAAAAACGGGGAAACCTTTCACGGCGGAGGAAATCGCCACGTTCAAAGAGAACTTGAGGAAAAAAAATCAACTCGCGTCCGCGTCGTCACAATAGGAGGGTTCACAACATGGCTTTTCCCGACGACGATACCAACAACGATTCGCAGGGCGGCGACTTTCTCTCGGACATTCAAAGCCCGACGCCGACCCCCGCGCAACCAGCCGCCCCCCGTTCCCTTGGGGACTTGGGCGCACGCAAACCCAAGCCTCTTTCCGAGGAAAAACCGGGTTTTTTTGCTCGCATGGCTGCGTCACTTCCCGCTGGTGGTATTCCTGGCTACGGTGGTTCACCACTTCCGGTTTCGATTCCATCGAAAGAACAGGTTGCGCAGGAAGCCGAGCAGCGTGTCGCTCAAAAAAAGCAACAGGAGGAAGCGGACGCTTTTCACCAGGCAGCGGGCGTTCCGGTTGCGCCTAAACAACCGTCCTATTGGGACCTGGTCGGGCGCGGAATGATTACGGCGGCGCGGAGTGAATCAGGTGTCTATATTCCAACCGACGAGGAAAAAGCGCAGGATGAGGCAAAGTTCAAAGCCGAGGATGATACGAACGCCGAGCGGATAAATGATTTCCTGAAACAAGGTCAGTATCTTCTTTGGAAATTGGGTGGCGATGAACCTGACCTTCCGATGACACAGGAGGATTTGGACCAGCAGCCAAGTGAGTATTTATCTCGCATCATGGACGACCCGAATACCACGGATGCGATGAAGAAACATGCCATTAAAATAGCCATAGATTATTCTCGTGAATTTTTGGACAAGAGGCCAACGCTGGCTCGTCGTGCTTGGGAAAATTTATTGGACTCGTGGCGCAACGGACTTGTGGGAGTTGGGATGGCGGAAAAACCGATGCCAATTCCAACAAAAGACGCGATAAGCAAAAATGCGGACTATGACAAGGAAACCGACGCCCAATTAAGCATGGTCAATCGTTTTTTAAGCGACAGAAAAAGCGACGGACTGACAGACGAAGAACGGTATAATAAAATAAAAGATGACTCGCGTTTCAACAGGGCTGATGTTCCCACTGGTATTCCGGGAACGATGCTAGCCATTCCCCAATCAACGTCGATAAAATCCATCCTGAATAAAAAAGACTATTCCACCGATGACCCCGACACCATCAACCACGCGATAATCGCGCTTCAAGCACCGGAATGGAACACGGATAGAACGTGGCAGCGTCAAACAGGAACATCCGCCCAGCAATTCGACAAAAAAGACGACTATTTCCAATCAACGGCGTCCCTTAAAGTGCAGCAAGCCTATTTGAAAAACATAAAAGGCGAAAAGCTGACACCGGAGGAGCAAAAGATGGTTGATGACGTGGAGAAGGAATACGCGCGCCGGTATTTTTCCTACGACCTCGGAAAAGCAACTTACGATTTCATGCCGCCCGCACGAGGATTTTTGGAGCACGGTGCCGCTGTAACGGGACAAATCGGCGGCATGGTCGCTTCTCCTGAAACGGTTGCCTTTTTAGGCATGGGCGGACTTGGCGTTCGCGCCGGTGAGGCCGTGCTTGCCCGCGTCGGCGCGGAAACTGCGGGCGGTATGCTTGGCCGTGCTGCGCTTGCCACAGGCGTTCGCACGGCGGTTTCGATGGGCGAGATGGGCGCAATCACCGCAGCCACGGAAATTCCCCGTCAATACGGCCTGATTGCGCAGGGCGAACAAAAGGATTTCAACACGGATGAATTTTTGAACCGTGTCAAAATGGGCGCGTTGCTCGGCGGCGGACTTGACACGGTTCTTCACGGTTTCCAAATAGCCGGGCGTGTGTTTCGAGGAGGGCCGCTGGTTCAAGACGCCACGCCGCTTCAGGTCAATCGAATCCTCCGTCAACGCGGGATAGACCCGGCCAAGGCGACGCGGATGCAACAATTAGATGCATACGGCGAGGCCATCGGTGTTCCGCCTGACCAGCGTGCCATGATTAAAGCCGACGCGGAAGCCGCGCAAGCACAGCGCACCACCACGCCATCCGACCCAACCACAACTGCGGATGGCACCCGTAGCGAACCTGTTGGCGAAGCGATGCCGCAGGAAGGCACTGTTGCCACCGACCTCGAAACGGGCGTTCCCGATGTGGAAGCTCCGCATCCAATGGAAACGGGTGCTCCCGTCGAACACGTCCCGCCGCCAGAACCAGCCGCGCCGCCCACCCGCCCGGCCACGGCAAATGATGTAGCCTCTGTTAAAAAGAGACTCGCTGACTTGGAAATCGAACTTGCCGAGGAACGCAGGTTGAACCCCAACAATCCGTCCAAAAAAGAAGGCGAGCTTGTCGAGTTGAAAAGCCAGCTTGAACAACAGGCGCGTGAACTTCACGGAGGTCGTGCCCGCATGGAGCCGGAAACATCGCCACCCGCGCCTCCGCGACCGGAAGAAACCCCTGTTCTTAAATCCGAGACGAACGTCGGCGAGGCCGGAGGCACGCCGTTGGAAAACGCCCGCGCCGAGCTTGAGGACGCGCACGCGGCGGTTCGCAACGCGGGTTCCGAGGAGGCTTTTCTTGACGCTCAGCAACGGTTGCATGATGCGCAGATGATGCACGACGCCGAGGTTGAGGCTGCGACGCTTCCCAAGCCGGAGGAACAAATTGAGATGACGTTTGACAACACACCATCGCAAGGAACATTGGATACTCCTGTGCAACCGCAGCCAACAGCATACGAGTCCAAGCTACCCACGACGGAAATTTACCGTCGTGCTCCGGCACGTCAGACGGGAGAATCGTATTGGGGTTTTCGACAGCGCATTGAAAAATTACGCGACAAAGCATCCAATGATTACATGGATGCGCGTCAACGCTATGAAAAACTTGATGAAGGCGACAGACTCGCGCCTGATTTTAAGTCGGGGCGCATGGAGGCCACGGAAACTCAACAAATCGCCAACACCCAAAAAGGAAACTTGGAGCGATGGTTGAAACGAATGGACGGTATCGAACAATACGCCGCACGCGACCCCGTTGTTAAAAAGGCGCAACAAAAATTAAATCGTCTCGAACGAAAAGTGAGAAAAGCCACCGATGCTGAAAAGTTGGGACAAGCCCAAGTTGAAGCCGCGAACGCAAGACGCGAGTTTGAGACAGCCCGCGACAAGGCGTTGAACGACCGCGTTGAAAAGTTATTCCCGCGACAAACTGGAATCCCCGACGCTCCGAATGGATGGGTCAGTGTTGACACGGCTGGGCCGGGCGAAGGCACAATCCAAAATTCTAGCGGCGAAAACGTCCGTCCCGCCACGGCGCAGGATTTGGCAAGGAGTTGCGCATGAGTAATTGCATCATACTCTACAAGGACAAGGAACTGGTCAGCACGGTTGACCGCGAGACGGCGGCGAAAGGCCAGCCGGAGCCGCGCACGCCGGAGGAAATTCGCCAGCGACGCGAGGTTGAGCTTGCTGGCGCGTTGCGGCGTGTCGGGTTCCAGGACCCACAGCGCGTAATCAATTCCTTCCGTCTCGGCGACGGTGACTATATCCATAGTCTTGCCAGCCAGTCCACGGAAAATTTGACCCATCTTCGTTCCGCGTATGTTGCCGCGTTGGACAGCGGCATCATCACGCGCCCGATGGACGATGCGTTTTTGTCCAGCCTGGCGAAGAAAGACGAGGCAATCTGGCGTTCATTCGACGGGGCGCGGACATGGCAGGATGTCGGTATGCAGCCTCCCAGCGGGTTTGGCATCACGAAGGACACCGTGACGAGGGTCGGCGAGCTTCAACGCGCCGCCATCGCCAAATGGCGGAAGTTCATATCCAACACAACCGAGGGCGTCAGTGCGTCGGTTCACCGTTTCATGCGCGAGTGCATCGGTGAGACGGAGGCGATGAAACGCGAGGTTTATGACGCCGTCCAGGACATGAACAGGAAGCTCGGCCTCAATAAAAACCCCATGACCGACGAAATGGCTGTGGCAATCACGGCGACACGCGACCCCCGCGTGCTGCACGATTTTGAGGGTGCGCAGCTTCAAAAAATCAACGAATTAAAAGCGGAAATCACCAGTGACCCGGTTAAAAACGCCGCCGTGAAACGAGCGTGGGACTTGGTTGAAAACCGTTCCAAGCAGTTTTTGCGCGAGGGCATGACCTCGAAAGTTTTTGAGGACATTATAAAGGGAAACATGGGCAAGTATATCGCCCGTTCCTATGAAATGTTCGGCAGCGGTCGCAAAAAATGGCTGCGGGACATGGGCAAGGAGGACACGAAAGCCCACGACGCCTACGTTGCCGCCGCCCGCGAGTTTGGAACACAGGCGGATGGTTCTGTTAATTGGACGGCTGGCCAAAACGAAGTCGAACGATTCCTCCGTCCCTACCGCGCCACCGGAAAAGCCGCACGCGAGTTGATGGGCAACAATGGTGACAGGGACATCAACCAGTTTTTAAGCAACCCACTTCAACGCTCGCCAGTCGCGCAATCGAGAACCGTCCAGACGCAGTTAATGCGAAATCTGCTCGGCGAGGTTACGAATCCCGTTGAGCGCATATTCAACACCGTCCTTCGCCAGCAGGAGGCCCTCAGCATGTTCCGCATGAAGCAAAAAATCGCGGACTGGCTTATCAACGGGGATATGGCGCACAACAGCGGCACCTACGTTGATGCGTCGGGTGTCGCCCGTCGCATGGGCGTCGATGTCGATGGCCGCGTCCGCGCCAGAATCGAGGCTCTTGACGACAACTGGAAGGCGGAATTGAAAGGGAAAATGGACACGCACGCGGCGGCAAACGGGGGTGTGCAACCAGCGGGCAATATGCGCCGCGCAATCGAGGAACGCGCCCGCCTTTCGTCCGAGACACATGGGTTGACCTATGGCGAGCAAGTGCGCCGTGAGGCCGACAGGCTGCAAGAGAGTTCCTTCACCATCCAAAACAAATACATGCCTCGTTCCCTTGCTGAATCGCAAGCGGCGGCGACAGTCTATAACAGGTTCAAAAAGGAAATCTACGATGGCATAGAGGCCGAGTTGAAATTGGCGCGAATGGGCGACCCTGAAATGCAAAAACGCTGGGGCGACGGCAACTATGTCATTTACGGAAAAGACAGGTTGACCGCGCAACCGGACAGGTCTATCGCCGGGTCGCGCATTAACGACCCGTTGGACGGTTTGCTCGTGCGTCCCGACGCCCTTCCGTTCGTGTCAGAATTTCAAAAGATGGTGCCGAAGGTGCAGAACATCTTCCAACGCATGACAAGGCTGGCGAACGCCAACTCCATCGTCTTTTCCCTCACAAATCCACTTCGCAACGGCCTGACCTCGTGGCAAGCGATGGTCAGCAGCGGCAATATAAGTCGTTTGATTGGCACACCGGGCGGTCGGAACGCCTTCAAAATTGCAACAGAGATTGTCGCACTTCGCAATGTTGCCGGACTTGAAACCAACATCGAAAGAATCGTCAGTGACAACCCCAGCCTCCGTTGGTTGAAGAAGGAAGTCGATTCACACAACGCACGTATCGACACAAAAGTGGCGTTGATAAAAGCCGAGGTTGAAAACATGCGTCGATTGGGTTCGGACAAAGCTCAAATTGAATCCCGCATGAGGGATTTGGACGCCTGGGAGAGTGACCGATGGAAGGGAAGCCTCCGCGACCTCGTGAATCTCGCCTACAAGGACGGCGTGCTCTCGCGTGGTGTCTTGTCCGGCGTCGCGGGCGACCCCGTGAGCGAGATGATAAGCATTTGGAACGGGGGACAGGTCAAAGCCGAGCGTCGTTTGGCGCAGTTGTCGATGGGTAGCGACAACCCCATTGACGCCGCTACGCGAGCCGTTGCGCAAAATAAAAACATCGCGCAAGTCGCCGGTGACACCGGCGTGGCCGCGTTCAAAAAGACGGTCAACACCGCCAGGAAGGCTTTCGCTTCAACCGACGACCTCCCCAAGCTGGCAAACTGGATTATGGAACGCCAGAAAGCCGATGAACTTTTTGAGCGCATCGCGTCCAACAACGACAAACTGGTTCAAATGTATGACCTTATGTATCCGCGTCGTGTGGCGGAGGCGACGCGGGGGCTTGAACAAGCCCCGATTGGAGGCCAGAAACTTGTCACCGACGCCAGAAAAGCCCTCATGCAAAGGTCGGAACAAGGCCGGGCAATCCTCCGTGGCGAAGCGGGCACACCGGCGCAACGGGAGGCGTTGATAGCGGCCATGTCCCACGAACGCGCCTACCAACGATTCCATGCCCTCAATTTCGACTACGGACGCGCCGTTCCGTTTGTCCGTCTTGCTCAAAAGCTCCCGGCCGTTGCCGCGTTCACATCGTTCACATCCGAGGCCGGTCGCACCTATTTTAATGCGTGGCATTGGGCGTTGCGAGACATCCGTGAGGGAATGATTCTCGGCGACAACGCCCTTGTTCGCCAGGGTGTCGCGGGAGTCGCGGGAGTCGCGGCACTCACGTTCCTGTTCCCCGCGCTACAAGAGCACAGCATCCGCGCCAATAACATGACACCGGAGGATGTTCGGGGCTATCGTCGCTTGATGCCCACGTTTGACCGCCAGTTCGACGTGTATTGGAATCGGTCAAAGGACGGCGTGGTGTCATACAGTCCGATTGGAAACTTAAATTTGTATGGCATCATCACGCAGCCGATGATGCGATTTGCCACGCGGTTGTTGAAAGGACAGGTCCAAGACGACCCGACAGACACGGTTTGGGACGCGGCCAAGACTTCCCTTCAGAACATCGCGGTTCCGTTCTACAAGTTACAGCCGGAGACACAGGCAATCACCGAGGCCGTGTCCGGGGTGAAGGGCACAGGTGCCCCATTGTATGCGGCGGACGACAATCCCGCGCAAAAATTCGTGAAGGGATTGTGGCATGTCGCGGTTCCGATGGCACGACCGGGCGCGGTGCGTGACATTTATCGCACGGCCCAATTTGTCAACGGCACGCTTGACCGCGACGGAAATCCGGTGCCGTCGCCGTGGACAAAAGTGGGCGCGTTGCGCGTGCTTAATCCGGGTGCCCAACTGGATTATCTCGCCACGACAAACATGCGCACGATGCGCGACATCGAGTCCGAGTTCAAAACAATGGCAAACAACAAATCGGGCCAGTTTGATGTATCCGATTTGCTGAAATCCTACGACGACATCAACCGCCGCCGACAGAATTATTTTTATGATACCGGACTCGCGGCGCGGTCGGCAATCTCGGCGGGAGCGGACGAAGACGACGTTCGTGAAACCCTTCGCGAGAAACAATTCACGAAACCGGAAATCGACGCCCTGTTGAACGGCGACTACATTCCTTATGTTCCGTCGCCGACGCTCATCAAAAACGCGCAGAACGCGGGATATGACGTGGACATGTCGGACTTCAAAGACATATCCGAGGGCTATGACACCCGGTGACGCGACGATTCCGCGTCCAAGTTCAGCCAATACCAAAACGCGATGAGCAGGGCGTCGGCGGAGTTGTGGTCTTTTTTTCTCGTGAGAAACGGTTTCGCTTTCGGGATGTAGCACGAGGCCACGTCGATTGAGTCAAAGTTTTTGCGCATCCCTTTTTTTCGGGGCACCTTGTCCAAGTCCCAAAAGTATCCCTGCCACCGTTGGGGCGTGACTTCGATGTAGGGCAGTTTCGCTGCCACCAACGCGCTCACGGCGACGCCGGTAGCCTTGCCGAACGCGAACATGGACGTGACCCCCTGCCCCGGCATCGCGGAAACAAATTCCAACGCGGCACGGTCGGCAAACGGGGCGAAGGCCATGATAGCGTCGGTGATGTCGGACAGTTTTTTGAAGTCGCGCCGCACGTCCACAACGCCGTCGCCAAACAACGCGACCGCGCCCGACAATCCTGGGTCTATTCCAAGTGTTCTCACTTCGGTTCGGGTTGCCCGTCCGTCTTGTCGAGTGACCCGCGTATCATTTTATGGATACGCTTGAGCTTCCGCTTGTATGGCGTGTCCGCCATTGCCTCGTGGTCGGCGCACAAGTTCTCGGCCACGATTTTCCACTCGTCGGCAAACATCGTGATTTGGATGACCGGATTTTTCATGCCACCCTCCACACGCAAAAGGTTGAACCGTCCGAGGGGTTCAGGCGCGATTCTATCACGAGTCCGTCGCGTATGATTTTCTGTTGCAGCGGGAACTTCTCTTTCGGGAACCGTTCGGCCTTGGCTTGCTGCATCCAGAGCATACAGCGGATGGTTTTGTCGTCAAACTGGCGAACGTCGTCGTTGAGCAGCTTGGAGAAACCGCTGGCGGTCATTCCAAGCTGGCGGGAGGCGCGGGAACGGCCCCCGCGAGGCATCGACTCAACCATTGCGGTGAGCCATCGTTTCAGTAGTTCGGATGTCATGGTGGTTATAGAATTTTTGCGATAAGTTCAATCACATCCGCCAAGTCTTCTTTCACGATAGCCATTTGATTTTCAGACAGGCAAATGCAGGTTTGATAGCCGGCAACTTGAAGTTCCTCCGTGGCTGGAAAAACTTTAATGACATGTTTGGCATTTATCCAAACAACAGATTCGTCGGTGGTGAGTTTAATCATGGTGTTGTCCAAAGGGTGAATTGGTCGCGGTTCTGGTCAAAGGTGATGCGCTTGATTTGAATGCCCTCTTTTTTTATCGCGGCAACGCGACGGCCAATTTCGGCGACACCCACGCGAGGTTCTATCTCGCAGGTGATGGCAAGCACGCTTTTTTCCTCGATGATAGGCAGGTCGGGGAACATCACGGCGAATTTCCTCGCGTAGATTTCACGGACGGTTTTGCCCATTATTAGAGAGATGTCCACCATCTGATTGTGGATGGGCTTGGCCTTGTCGTTGAGGGCTTGGCAATACATGACAAGCTGTTCGTCGGAAAACTCCGCGAAGTTGGGGTTGGTGAACGAATGGTCGGATGTGGTGTTGTCTATCATGTTTTCAGGTGTTGACCCCATCTCCGCGAACGGAGGCGAGGTTTGGTTTTGACGTGTTGGAATGTAATGCCCACTCTGGCACGAAGTATGGTATGTCTGTCAACTTGAAATGTCCGAGCAAGTTCCACATCCGTCTGTTTGGACAGTCGGATGTAGGAGACGTTGTAATCGGAAAGTTTCTGGTTCATCGGTCAATCTTTGGTATATCTGTCATATAGTCCACCGGAAACCGCGATGGGTATTCCAGTTGCCCATTCGGGCACTTGGGTGAACAGACGCTTGGCTTCGCCGAGGGCGTCTTGGGCGTTGTCGGCATCTACTTCAAGTATCGCCTCGTCATGGGCGTGGAAGCAGCCGTGGAGTCCGGCTTCCTCACAGCGTATCAACGCCTCGGCCAGCAAGTCACGCGCCGTCCGTTGCACCACGTTCTCCACCACCAGTCCACCATAGGTGGGTTTGGTGTCGGGGATACCATAGATTTTCTCGCACCAATACTCGTTGCGCATCACGCGGTTCTCGGTGCCATCGTTGTTGCGATAGACGAACTCACGAGGGAGCATTCGCGTGTTGAAGCGGCGGTAAGTTTCTCCGTTGGGCATTGTCACTTCGATGTCCGAGCCGTCTTGGTAGGAGCCTTCCACGAGTTTTTGCGAATCAGCCCAAAAGTTGACGATAAGTTGATTATGGTCACGCCAGCCAAATGTAGCCTTTTTGGACTCGTCTTCGCTTAACAGCTTTCCGTCCATGTAGATTTTCGCCATCACGATAAACTTGGCCCACGAGCACTGATAGCCGAGGGCGAGTTCTTGCGCTTTGGACAATGAGTAGAGTGCGGGGTCGGTCTTGGACAGAGTGCCAGGTGCCCCGTCCCAACCTGACGTGCGGCGGGCGAGCGTTTCATAGGGGTTGAATCCTTGCCGGATGGAATCAAGCCACTCGCGGTCGCCGACGAGCCAGTGAAGCACGCGGGGTTCAATTTGCGAGAAGTCGAGGATGACGAATTTTTTGCCCGCACGCGGCACGAACAAATTTCGCATGAAGTAACCCGGCAGCGCGGCACCCCTTTTCACCGGCGCAAGCGGCGAGAAAAAGTCCGGCATGATGTCGCCGAACACCGGCAGACGTTCCATGTTCTGAATGTTGAATCCATTGCGGTCGCCATCCTCGTCGCCGCCCTTTGACGAGAAGCGGCGTGTGTGGGGTGCCCCGCAGTAGCGAATGTCGGGGTAGAAAATTCCATCGACGGAACGATTGGCGATGGTAGCGAGATGCTTGAGCTTGTTATTCGCCCGCTGATACCGCTGGCGGGCCAGGAGAACCGGAGCGAGGTTCGGGTTCATCTGCATCCAAGCCGTGAAATCGTCGTCGGTTTTGCGCAGGTTCATTGGTGGCGCGACACCCATCTGGCAGCACCACGCCTCGAAATGCGCGGCGGCAAGCAATTTGTCCGTGCTCTCCGACCACGGCAGATTTTTTTGTTCCTCGAAAGCAATGCGGCTGAAATCCTCTTTAAACTTCGCAGCCAACTCCTCGTCAATCGCCACGCCACGCCGTTGAAGCAACCGTGTGTGCGCGGCCACCTTCGTTTCCATCTCGGACATGACCCCTAGCGCGTCGAGGCCAGCATGGATTTCCTTGTTCACGCGGGAATCGGTCAAGTTGTAATCGCGCATCTGGTCCAACACGACACTGCTGACGAAATTAAACTCACCGGGATGATTGAACGGATGAACGCCCTTCATCGCGGAGCGTTGGGCTTTGTCCAAGTGTTTTCCGGTAAGGGCGCGATAGACGCCCGCAACCGTGCGCGGACGTTGGTGATAGGCGGCGTAGTCGAGGAGGCATTGCCATTCCTTGCCGACGAGTTCGGGAATATATTTCTCCGTCCACTCCTGGTCAAAGTTGGAGTTCGCCGCCCACAGATTAACGGAGGGGTCGGCCAGCCAGTTCACGATGTCAGGCCGCTGGCGAAGCTCCTCGAAAGTTCCGGCCCACTCGAAACCGTCCGCGACAATCGACACAAGGTAAGCATAGCTTTTCTGCATGTAGGATTTCATGCAAAGTTTTTCCACGCTCACTTCGTCATCGAAGTAGCTTTCGGTGTCGAGATAGACGTTCATACAGGTTCGGTTGTGGAGGGGACGAGGCCAATGGTCGCAGATAGACCGGGATTTTGAACGACGGCATCAGGTGGGATTTCGATTTCAGGGAACGCGGCATTCAGCATGAGTTCGGCGTATTTTTGGCGCATATCCACAACGATTTTCAGCATCTCGTGGTCAGTTGACCACGTTGTTCCCTGCATACATGTGATAATAAAATTCCACGAAAGGGAGTTCATTAACTCAAGTGCGATGCTGCCTTTGGTTCGATACTTTGCAACCTCGCGTGCAATTTCGGCTTTAACATCGCTGGCTTTGACGTAATCACCGTCGATACATTCTCGCATGATAAACCCATGCTTGGCGGTTAAATCTTTTACCGCGCGTTCCGACAGCATCCCTCGTTGGTGGACGGCCAGTAACAAGTCTTCGTTAATTTTGTATTGTTTCATATCATTTCAGTTTGTTCGGTTGTTGTTGTTTGCGGTGCGTCAGTGACAGTAAGCATCACCTTGCTTCGCGTTAAAATGTAGCGGCGACCGTGGAATTGCGCGTCGGCCTCAATGCCGGGCACTCCCGTTCGAGCCAAGTCGCCGAGGGCTTTCGACACCTTGTTCGGCTCCCATGATTTCAACAAGGCGTCAAATGAATCGACGGAACCCATGTCACGGATGAGGTCAGTGGGCGTGCCAACCCAAGTGTCCACATTGTTATTCCAGTTAGGCGGCTTCATCCACGCGGCGATAAGTTCGAGCAAATTGTAGGAAAGTTGCTCCTGACGATTCACGCGCACGAGGTATGGGTCGTGGTATGATTTCATTCCGAAACGGTCGTTGGTTTCGAGTCCTTCAGGCGGTTGATAAACATCTATCAACCACCGCAAAAAATACGGCAATTCGCGTTTCACTAATTCCTGATTTTCGTAGATGTCGTAGAAGGGCTGGTCGTGTTTTTGCAGCAAGAAGTAGCACAGCTTGTCCTTCGTATAGGCATGAAGCATCGGGAGAATCCCAATGTCTTTTGGGCCGTCGTTTAATGTCACTATCAATCTACCATACCAGACAATGCGGACGTTCTTCGCAAATTTCGCATGGAAACTGTGGACGTTGTTGGCGACGAGAGATTTTATTTTTTGTTCCCATTGGTTTTTTTTAAACTCCGGTGGCGCGTCTTCGTCGTTGATGGCAAGGACGGGAACTTCGAGAACATCATCTGAAAAGCCAGTTTCGCCCATGAGCAGTTTGTAGGGATTGCTCGCCGTCCCGCCCATCGCGGACGGGATGAGCAGTTCGCTGATGAAGTTTTTTCCGCATCCGTTCGGCCCGCAGAAAAACAATGCCTGTCCATTCACCGGACGGCCAGTGATTGCCCCGCGATAGAATCGACGCAGCCACGTTTGAAAGTAATGGCGCGGATGCAACTGTCCCTCCCGTTGCACGAAGATTTTATCCATGAACGCATCAAGCCACGGAAAATCTGAACATGTTGTGTTAATCTTTTCCGCCATCGTCATCGGCTTGATACGGCTCGTGTTGAGGAGCAATTTGCCCGTCATTGGAATCACGCCGTTTGGCAGGTAAAGCAGCGGTGCCGCGCCATCGACGCGCTTGTGGTGTTGGACAAATGAGAGGACTTGTTCGGCAGGAGACGTGGCTTCCTCCTTGGCTCGGCTCCGGTCAAAACCGTGAGTGGCGATGGCGAGCATCATATCAACGCGCTCCATTTCGTGAAAGCCCAGGTTCGTCTCCATGAAGTAATGCTTGCCATCGAAAAACATTCCCTTCGCCGCCTCGCCAAAATTGGTTGCGCGTAATTCCTCAGCGAGTCCTGGCCCAAGAAGTTCGTCCCACGTCACGACGGGTTTCGGGCCAGTCAAGCAATAGAAGCCCTTGTCAATCACGCGAGCGGCGTTGCTGTTGTCAGCGGTGTCGTCCCAAAAACGGATACCAACGCTTCCAAAAATCAGACGACCGCCGTTGAACTCCTTGAAACGGGGATACCGCTTTGCCAACTCCTCTTGCGCCCTTTCGAGTGGCACGTTGGCCTTTTGTTCGGACAAGGCCGTGGCGACTTTGACGGCGATGCCGAGAAGCAAATCCTCTTTCAGCGGCGGCACGTTTGCCATTTCCTGCCAGAATCCTCCGTTCGTCCACCGCATCTCGTAGGAGAATGATTTGCGGTCAACGCCGATGAGGAAGTGTTCGGCGTCGAGGACAGTGGCGAGGCGTTTCAAAAATTCGTTGCAGAACTTCACGCCGTCAACGGGGACTGGCCGTTCAAATGTCCAGACTGCGCGGGCTTTGCCGGACAGGGAGGTTTCGAGGTAGTTGGGAATGATGTATCCAAGCCGTTGCCGTTCCTTCATGGCCTCGGCAATGTAGCCGAAATTCATAGGGCAGTCGTAGTCAACAGCGAAACCCAACAGCATCGTCGGAGGGTTCGTAGTTCCTGTGGGCGAATACCAATTTGTTCCGAGGACGCAGGAGTAGCAGTTCCAAATCGTTGTATCCTCTTTCATCAGTTTTCGCCTCGCTGGTTTGGGCAGCGATTGCATCTGGTGAATCGCATCCTTCGTCACGTCCCAATCCCACGGCTGCACGCCGAATGTCGCGGGCTGTTTGTCCGCTAGGTTCCGCCAGACGGGGAACTCGGTGCGCGTGAATTGTTCGGGACGGAGGTTCATTTTTGTCGGTTTTTTTCGAGAACGAGGAAGTAAGAATGGAAAACACGCGCATGACGTTGGACAGATTCGGCGTTGGTTTTTGGCTGTGGAATCGGCATCCGATTTTTTGCCACGAGGATGAACATATCGGCGAGTTGGTAGCCAAGCAATTCAGCCCATTTAATCACGTTCGCGTGCGTGCAATACATGCGGTGGTTATTGATTATGTCCTGGCACTTGAAGATGAGCTTGCCCTTCAAGCGAAGCACGCGGTTGCACTCGATAAGGGTCAGTTGGTAGTGCCGCGCAAGCTCGTCATACGTCCAATAGCCTCCAAATCTTTTTGCCATGAGGCTTCCGTGTTCGCGGTCGTTGCGGATGTAGGTGAGAAACGGAGGGTCAAAGACGATTGAGCCAACGGAGTCGTTTTTGAACGGGAGTTTCGTGGAGTCACACGGTATCACGCCTTCGCACTGCGGCGACACGTCCGAGCAAAACAGCGGCGCGGGAATCTCCTTGTAGAATTGTCCGTTTCCATAGGTAATGTCGGCGTCGAATTTGCCATCGCAGTGCAGCTTTAGGATGCTCTGCAAGATGAAGGTTTGGGATTCGGAGACGGAGGGTATCATGTTAGTGCATCGGCTCTGTGTTGCACGGCTTGTTACAAGTGCAGCATGTTAAAAGGACTGAACCGTTGCTGTGAAAAACTCGTTTCACGCGACCGAAGCAACAAGTGCTGGTCAGATTTGGAACAGGCTCGCTGCGAGGGTCGAAAAGCAAGTTATCCGAACGGGTTGATGCAGTCTTCGCATTGGCAGTCTTCGGGGTGCGTTTCCCACTTGGCACAGCAGGGCGGGGCTTTTCCGTTGGCATAGGTTTCGCTTTTTTTCCACGAGTTTTCGGCGTGGGACATTGGCTGGATGTTTCCGAGACTATAAGGACCGGCAGAATCAATACGGTCAACGGTGAGGGAGTTTGACGCTTGGCCGCACTTTTCGTGGTAGCCTGTTTTTTCGCACCATTGCGTGAACTCCGCGAGGGTGATGTTGAAGGGGATTTTGCGTCTTTTTGCATGGTTCTTGAGATTTAAGTATTTGTCGTGGATTGGATGCCGTTCGCGCCACTGACGTTTTTCGTGCATCTCGCAGAGAAGGTGTCCGGCCCGATGCCGTTTCCGACAATAGGGCCGGACACACAGACCACGTTGGACCTTGGCGGTCATCACACCGCCAAGAACACCACAACGAGGAGTTGTTTCAGCCCTGCGATGCGCCGATGTTTTCGGCGACTTGGCGAAGCATGTCGGGCGCGTTTTCATTGAGCATCTTCGCTGCGAAGATATAGGGGTTGAAGTTTCCTACTTGCTCTGTGGTGACGGTCATTTCCCACATCCGCTTGGACAAGGCGATTTTCTTGCCCTCGCGTAGAATCCAGTCGCACGCCGTCTTGATGGGCACGGCGGTGCGGCGGAACGTCGCGCCGTGAAGGAAGGTCGCGGCCAGCGCGTAATAATGGATGTTTCCTTCATTGTCGGGAATCTCCATTGCGAAGCCGGGATGGTTCGCGTTCGCGGGCTTTTCGATGAGCAACGCAAGTCGCGCTGCGGGCTGCGCGGAGGGTTGGATTCGCTCTCCGTTGGGGCCGGTCGTCCATTCCGTCGTGTAACCATCGGCCTCGGCTTCTTCCGCCGTGTTCCAATTTTTCGGAACGATGTCGTTGCCTTGGGCGTCTTTCGTGATGGTGTTGCCCTTGGCGTCCTTGGGCAACTGCTGGCGAAAGTAACGCTGGATGGCGACCGGGCAGAAACGGAACGTCGGTTTGTTGCTCTCGGTCGGCGTATCGAAAAGCTGCATGTCCATGAGAACAGTCCGGCCAGAGCCGAATTTCTTGGCGTTTTCACCGGAACCTTGGACCAGGACCAAAAACGGAATTTTTGAGTCCTGCGAACTCCACGAACCGGAGACTTGACCGCCTGACGCGGTAGCGAGCTTGTCACCGCGACGGTAGGCGATGGGCATGGCCGGGCCGTCGTATTCGTAGTCGCTTTGCGGCATTTGACCGACGACTTGCAATGCGCCGGTGGTATGCATGGCAGGAGGCAGGACAGGCGCGAATTGCAACGGTTCCGGGTCGTTCCCTTCGGCGGCGACTTGCTCGGCGTATTGTTCGTCGGAAAGTTGCTGGCCTTCGGACGGAACGACAGGCGCGGCGGGCGGTTGGCCACGGCGTTTGGGAGCGGGTTGTGCGGGAGGAAGTTTCTGCGCAACGGAAGTCGGAATGGGAGCTTGCGCGGCGGCGGGAGGCGGAGTGGCCGGGGGAGCGATAGGCGCGGGCGCGGGGCCAGCCCCGGCTTTTTTGCGTTTCGCCATGATAATCGTGGCAATCGTGTCTTCCTCCGTTCCAATGTCGCGGAGTTGTTTCACAATGGCGACTTCGGGCACGGTAAGCGTGATGCCGGACAAGGTTTGTTCCTCGGCGGGAGCCGTGGGAATCGGTGGAGTTCCTGCCGGAACGGGCGCGGCAACGGGGTTGGGTGCCGGACGTGGCGCGGAAGGCGGGACGGGCGCGGCGGTGCGTTGTGCGGGAGCGAAGTTGGGAGGAGGGACGGGTTGACGAGGCGCAGTGGGCGGCGGTATGGGCGCACGCGGCTGCGGGACAGGTGCCGGAATCGGAGCCTGTGATTGAGGAGGCGGGACATTGCCCGCGTTCGGATTTAGCGTTGCTTTTGGCATGTTGTGGTGTGGTTGACGGTTGTGGTTTCTGACGGGAGATTAAAGTTGGTTGTCCACGATTACGGATTGGACGGGCGTCTTGGTTTTTAGCCACACGTCCTTGTCTTTCCAGAATTTCGCCGGGACGCCCTCGGCGGCGTCGCCGATGGTGCGCATCGGATACATGCGTCCATTGCGCGTGGCGTTATAGTCGCCGATAATCGCGCCGATGGCGGTAATGAGGGAGGACGGGCTTTCCGACTCCGGCAGTTGCACAACGAGGCATTGGGGTGCCCAAGCGTTGTCGGCGCAAAACTTGAAAAACAACTCGTCGGAATCGAGGATGATTACCCCGAATTGTTTTTTGATGGAGACGGGCTTTTCTTCCTTGCCCTCGGCGGAGACGATTTCGTTGAGCATTTCAACGACTTCTCGGATTTTGCTGGCTTCAACCTGGCAATGTTTCATCGCCTCGGCTGCTTTGTTGATGTCGATTTTTGGCATGGTTGTAGTGGTGGATGGTTAAGGATTAAAATGGATTGGTTTGCGCTTCTTCCACTGTTGGAAAATCATCACGCTTTTCGGAAGTAGCCTCGCGCAGACGCTTGGCGACGGTGTTGGCTTTCGCGGCTCCGCCAGCCTTCACTGGCATGAGGTAGGTGGACCCGGCCGTTTCCTCGGCCAGCTTGGAGTCGAGGAGCCATTGGTCAAACGTCTCCTGAATCTGGCGCATATTTGGCTTCTTACCCTCGTCAAGCAAGCGTTGCGCCCCGACCTGCGTGACGTTTTTGCGAAGCTCGCCAATCTTTACGGTGCAAGCAGCCAGTAGTTGCTCAACGGGAAGCCAGCCGGACACGGCGTTGAAGAAGTCAATCGTGTCCTTGATTTTGAGCGTGCCCTTGCGTTCGGTGATTTTGTATTCCACGACCTCTCCGTTGACGATGCACTTCATGGGCTTGCCCTGCTTCGCCATTTCGGTCGCGGCCTTTTTGAACTGCTCAATGGCGGGTTCAAGCACGCTGCACCAGTAGCGGATGAGCGTCATTTCTTCGGGGTCGGTGACTTTGGCGATGTCGAAAGTCTTGGGCTTGGACAGCGGCACGATTGCCGTCGCCATCGTTTCGAGGTTCTGCGTGACGGCGGCGCAGTTGGCCTTGTGGCGGCAATAGGTGCAGTGGTCGCCGGTGCGGAGCGTTTTGAACGGGCGGTCGGCGGCGTCAAAGATTTCCTCAAGCTCGGCCTCGATTCGCTTGAAATCGTCGGTGCGTGTGAACGTGTGACGAGACGTGCCACACTCCGGCATCGTGAACATGACCTCAACGGTTTCGATTTTGGGATAGTTCTGGAAGATGGCGACGGCAAGGCAATGACCTTGCCGATTTTTCTCGGCGGCATCTACTTCCTTGCGGACAAACTTGTGGTCAATGACCAACGCTCGTTCGTTGAACATGAGAACGATGTCATAGTATCCGTAGGAAAGAATGTCTTTTTCATTCACGATGCCGACTTCGGAAGTGGTGTCGGGACGATTGAGGTTAATTCTTTCCTCCGTTCCCACGAGGAGATTCGGGTCGGGCGTGAAAAACCCCTCGATGTCGTCCACGATTTTCATCACGGATTTCATGTCGTAGGTGTTGAGTTGCGCGGCCTTGGCTGCAACCACGTCGCGGAAAGAGATGGATGTCTTCGGGTCTTTTTCGACGTTGGCGAGCCACGCTTTGACGGAAAGTTCGAGAAGCTCGTGAAGCTCTGTCCCGCGTTCGGCTGCGACGGCGAGGGAATCCGATGCCTCGCTTGCGCGTTCTGCGGCGGGGCAGAGTTCAAGTGTTTTCACGAAGGAGAAGCCCCACTTGTGGTGGGGGCGGTTGTCTGTGCCTTGGTATTCGGGAGTGCTCATGGATTTATTCTGCGAAGGTTTGTTTGTTTAGGTAGTCTTGTTCCGGTTTCGGATAAGTGATTTTCGCCAGCGGGTCGCGCTCGGCCAGCAGCTTTCCATCCGGCGACCAGAATTGCTGCACTTGGCGTATGGGAGATTCCGATGTTCCGTGGCCGCGAATCAACCTGACCCACAGCACCGTGTTCTGCTGCACGCAATCAATACGCTCAATGTTTTCCCGATAATCGGGAGCGGCATAGTCGGTGGCTTTCGGAAGTTTTGATTGGGCGGACATGCGGTGTTTTCTGGTTTAGTTGACAGTGAAATGTTACATGTAACTTTTGAAGTCAATAGGAAATTTGAAATTATTTTTTGTGCTTGAAATGAAGGCTGGCAGCGATGTCAGCGCAACGCTGATTGAACTCCGGTGCGCCCTCCTCGTGCTCGCGCATGAATTGCTGGTGCTCAATCTCGCGGGCGCGTTGTTCCTGCCGCAACTGTTGCGCGGCCTCCTCGCGTGCAAGCTGGCTCTTGTGAAATTGGATGTCCATGTTCTGTCGTTCATCCTCAAGTTTCTTAATGCGGCGAACGCGGTCGCGGGTGCCGAAATAAATCCCGATGCACGAGCCGACGCAAGCGGCGGTGAACGTGGCGGCGAGTTGGATGATGATTTGTTGCGCGGTCATGGCTTGACGAAAGTTTCGCTGTCGGAGCGAAAAGAATTTCCGCTCCACAATTTTAATGCGCAGATGATTGCGACTTTTTCTGGGTTTTTTTCTTCAACGCATCTTGCGCATTTTGCCGCATCGTCAGCGTGTTCAAAAAGCAACGGGGAATTTGAGTAACAGTTGAAGTCATAAACCATCCCATCTATTATCTGGTAGCCTGAAGAATCGCACCTATTGCGCGAATATGGTCCAAAACCACAAGAAGTCGTGGCTTCATGCGAAGGGCCGAACCCTCCGTATTTTGGCTCGTTTTCTGTTTCTTTCGTCGTGTCCACAACTACAACATAATAGCGTGTAACCGCCGTGCTTGGGATGGCCACGTGAGGTTGCGGGCCAAGGTATTCTTTTTTAATTTGTGAGAAATTTTTTGCGAAAGCGTCGCGCCTAAGATTCTCCACAGATTCAGGATTGTTCTCGTCCAGCATGTCCAGCGCGTAGTCCATGATTTCAAGCGCGTTTTGTTGGACTGGCGTGTTGAGTCTGTATTTAGAGAGCACGCTGTATTGCATGTCCGTCAGCCCTCGTTCTCCTTGGCGGGAAAGTTGTTTGGCTGCCTCGATTTGTTGCAAGGTTGGTTTTATTTTTATGATGCTCATGGTTTTTTGGATAGGTTGAGAAATGCCGCCCCTACGGTGCGGAGTTGTTTCTGCGCACCCTCGTATTTGTCGTCAACGAGTTCGCCGACGTAACGACCGCGAGGCACGTCACGGCAAAGTTCGTCCAGCCGCGTGCGCTGGGTTTGCGTCGTTGAGATTTTGAAGGCCACGCGGTATTCCCGCTTGCGACCAGCGTTCTTTCGTTTGCCGCCGTGTTTCATGGTTTTAATTGTTCGTATGCGAATTGTTTTAAGATGTGGATTAGAACATCACTGTTTGACTGGCCTGAAAATTGTCTTTCATCTTCCACGAGTTTTTGTTGTTCGAGAGTGGGGGGTTTTTCGCTGTCTAACCAGTCAAGTGCTGCTTTAACGGTTTCCGGCCTCATCTTGTGCGAATAAAATTATCCACCCACTGCGCCATTTCCTGCGCGGTCGGTGTGTCGTTTTCGAGTGTGAGGTCGGCGTCGGCGGGCGTCACGTCCCACGGCGGATAGACGGGTGCCTGGTTCCCGAAGTCCCGCTCAATCCACCATGTCTCGCAGCGGATGCCGTGCTCGGCGCAAAATGCCTTGGTGCCGTTGAGTTCGTTCTGCGTGTAGATGCCCTCAATCACGGCGATGCCGCCGCGCATGAGAACGTCCGTGAAGAACGATGGGATGCGTTCAAGCATCTCCGCGTGCGCCTCCGTCAGCTTTTCACGCAGCTTGTCTTTTTCGAGGGCCATGAGGACTTTGTTGGCCTCGATTTGGTCAAGTCCTGTCTTCGTCATTAAGTCGGACAAGACGTGCGCATAGGTCACGAGGGTCGTGCTCCCGCGCTTGAGTCCGTAGGCGCGGGCAGCGGTGTCGGCGACGGTGGTTTTGCCGGAGCCTGGTTTTCCTATGATGATTAGGACGTAGGGAGGATAGGTGGGTTCGGTCATGTTATGTGAGTTTGGAGAGCCTTCATTGCCTCGTTTCCAACGACGATTTGCGAACGCAAGTCAGCCAACCTTGTTAGGGCATCGACAAACCACTCGCGTTCTTTTTCGGAAAACACGAGCGCGGCCATGACTTTTTCAGGATTGACTTTTCCAAACCGTTCGTGGTTTCCGCTAATACCTTTGTCAAATTCGTTCATCACGGATTTAACTCGGCGTAGGATTAGTGTGTTCAACGATTCCTCGGCTCCCGTCGCTTGGGCCAAGTCGAGTTCAATTTTTCGTTTCTGTTCTGTGTCTTTTTTGTCCATGAGATGCGCGAGATGTTTGCCAACGGATTCAAAGATTTGTTCGTCGTTCATTGTGCGGGTGCCTGTTGATAGGCCGTGCCGTCAACCATGACGACCTGGCATCCCTTGCCATCGTCGCTGACGCGCTCAACCCATATCTGGGCGTTGTTGGTTGCCGCCATCTCTTGGATGATGGCGAGTGATTTGCTGTCGAGAAGGGAGCCATCGCGGATGAGAACGACGCGAAGGGTGGGGTTGAGGGCGAGTCCCATTGCCACTGACGTGCGAATCTTCTCGGCGTCGGACGCCTGTTCAAACGGCTTCCCGTTGAGCGTGACGCCCGTCTCGTCAAACGAGAGATTGGGAACGGGAAGGGCGGCGTCGGCGATGGATTTGCGTTTCACGGCGTCGTGCTCGTCAATCGAGGCGGTGAGTGCTTGCACTTCCGTTTCGAGGGACGCAGCGGCATCGCGGGCGCGAACGTAGTCTTGGTTGGCGCGAATTTTTTGGTTCGTGGCGGAGATGTCCGTGACCTGCGCGGAGATGGGCGCAACATCGACAAATGGCGTGGCGTTGAATGTCTTTCGAGATTCCATCACTTCCGCGCTCGCTCTTGCGTGGGCGTTCTTGGCCTGTTTCAGCATCGTTTCGATGCGGGCAACTTCGTTGCCAGCGGCCAAGGCGCGTTGGTCGGTGGCGAGATGCCGTTGCCAGAGGGCTTCGCGTGCCGCGTTGAGCCGGACACCCTCGGCATACTTCTGGCTCAACTCGGCGGCGTTGACTTCGGTTTCGGGCAAGCCTTCAACGTAGGTTTTGGTGGCCAGGTCGGCGCGTGCGGAGGCAAGGTCGCGGTTGGTGTCGGTGCGGCGTTGGTAGAGACTGGCGCGGCTGGCGTCCAGTTGAGTGAAGTCGAGTCCGGTGAGTTTTTTCAGCAGTTCAATCTGCTGCGCGGGTTTCATCCGCATGAACTCCATCGGGTCAAAGGTGATTTTTCCGACGAGGGAATCCAGAATCTTTTGCGGCGTGTTGAGCTTCGCGCCGTCCCGCGAGGAAACGGTCAGTGATGTGCCGCCCGCCTCGGTGAAAGTGCGGCGGATGATTAAATCATCCAAGGTAACTTCGATGCTGCCCTTCGGCTCGCCGTCCTTCACCGGCTTTTGCGGGATTGTTCGCTCGCCGCAAATCGCCATTTGAATTGAGTCCAAGAGCGACGTTTTCCCGCTCCCGTTTTGTCCTCCGACGATGATGACTTCGCCGGACGGGGTGACTTGCGCAACGGAGATGCGCAGCACGTTATTAACTGACAGTTGGGTGATGTGTTGTGGTGTGGTTGTCATGGGAATCAAACTTTATGATGAAGCGCGTAACTGCTGAAACTCTCTTGGGTTTCGCCCATCCGCGTGTAATAAATAGTCAGCGAGTATTTGTTTGGAAGCTCCCCGATTTTATAGACACGACGGCCTCTAACTTTGTAGCAACTGTTCTTAAACTCCGCGCCGTGCAGATTGACGGATTGAATGTAGAACAGTTGACCGCCTTGCGTGCGATAATACTCACCACGTTTGACGGGACGTTCCAAGAATTGTTTGGTGAGCGGTGTCATAAGTGCTCTTTGATTTCGTCGTAGTGCGCGGCGATGGATTCCAGTTCTCCTTTTTCAGCTAGTTCGCGTGTGAGGTCGCGTTCCCACTGTGATTTGTTGATGAGCTTTTCGATTTTGGATTCGATGAGTTTGACGAGCACTTTTGGTTCAAGCGCGTCCAATTCCCACGATTCATTACCGTGCTCCGCTATGTAGCCAGCGGCGCGGGAGTCAGTCAGTTTGGCGGGGTTAGGAGGCGGCTGGTATTTGTCCACCTGGTCCCTGTTGAGGGCGATGCGGTCAACATCGACGGTCGCGCCGAAAAGGTTGTGGCGGTCAATCACGTCGCGGGTCATGTCGATGCCAGACGGGTCATGGTCGCCCAAGTAAATCAGGTGGCAGTCCTTGCCTTCCTCGCGCCGAAAACGGCGGGCCGCACGATATAATTCGGACTGCGACGTGTATCCACGGCATGAGAGATAGGCCACGCGGCGCGTCGCGCACGCCCTTTCGATTACCCCAATGAGAGCGTCTTTTTCCACCCACACTTCAACGTAACAAGGTTGTTCCTCCCACAAGTTTATCTGGTATTGTCCAGCAGACGAACTGATTATGTCCTGTGGTGAGTTCCATCCGTAGTTTATTTTGACTCCGCGTGTCCTGTCCTCGATTGCCTCCCAATCAATCAGTCCGGCGAGTCTGGCGTCATTGATGATTGAGGCCAGACGCTTGTAGGATTTCAGGTTGTTGGGGATAATGTCGCGGGAGACAAACTGATAGTAAAGCTGGCGTAACGTCAGCGTCAAATCATCGTTCATATAGTCGTCGCAAATCTGGTCGGCGACGGTAATGAGTTCCATTGAACTCCCGTCGAATCGTTTTGTGATGAAGGCTTTTTTCATTGAAATTTTTGCCACCTTGTTAGCGTCCAGTGGCGCGACGTTTCATTGTGTCTATTGACAGTTCTCCCATCTACAACGGGAGGAAATTAAATTGCCTTTCCACCGTGACGCCAGCCACGCGCCTTGTTCTTTTCGATTTTGGCGAGCACGGCTGTGCCCATGTCGAGGCCAAGTTGATGCGTGGTGTCGAGAATGCGAATAATCACGTCGGCGAGTTCGGTGGTGAAGCAGTCCCAATCCGTGCCGCCAGGCTTGCGAAGTTCCTCCAATGCTTCCGAGAGTTCGGAGTGCATGAGGGCAATGCGCGTAGCAATTCCTTGGATGTCGTTGCGCTGCTCCGGCGTCAGGACAGGCCAGCCGTTCGCCTTGTTCACGTTGCGTATGGTTTCTCCCAACTCGGAAAAAACGGTTTCTGTCTTTGTTTCAAACGATTGAACTTCGTCAATGATTAGACACCGCATTAAATCATAGATGTCTTTCACGGCATCGCGGGAAAGCACCAAGGTGCCTCCCTTCGTTTCGGATTCATGCAAGAAGCGTTGAAGATTACGCACGGTCGGGCAGTTGTTGAGTTCTGATTTTGTCATGGTTGTAATGGTTATGAGTTGCACGGAAAAATGGGCGGTGGCGATTTGCTCCGCCACCGGAGGGCACGTTGATGTCGGTTTGCCATTGCTCGCCGCTTGCGCGGTTTCGGCAGTCGGTTCTTCGCCGCTACCTCAAATAATGCTGCGATTGACTCCGCAGCGGGAGAACACCTGCTTCCTTAAGATGGAGGGTCGATGTTTGCCCTGTCCATCGTTACCGCGTGGAATGACCACGAGTGGAATAGATGCCGGAACTTCAATCGAAGAAAGATTCCCCGCGCTACGGGCAACCAAACACGAACTGCGGATTGCTCTTGGCAGATTCCGGCAAGGGAGTGGGCGTGCGATTTTTCGGATTACCCCTAACCGTCTTCGTCTTGTCAGAGAAGACGCACGCCCTGATTGGAGGGACTGGTGGCCTCGGTTCTGCCGACTAATCCACGCTACTATTCCCAAACGGGTTCTTCGCACACAGCCCCTAAAGTTTCTCACGCCGCCGCACCATAGTGTAAGACTGGCTGGCCAAGCCCGTAGCGCATTAAATCCTCGACTGTTTATTTATCACCACCGATGGTTTCTCAACCACGCGGATATGGAGTTTTTAATCCACCGTCGATGCCTCGACAGGCTTCAAGCGTGAAAGATTGGGAGCAGGGGACGGAATTGAACCGTCAACCTTGAGGTTATGAGTCTCACGCGCTACCGTTGCGCCACCCTGCTAAAATTTCCTACCTAATGTATCCTGTTCGTTCGGCACTAGCAACCAACCGATGTCGTTTTCAAGCCGGGTTCCCATACGCACGGTTACGTCCGTCGCATGTCCAACTGGTAGGAAAATTGTGGGCGGTGCTCGGAGTTCAACCAAGTCAGGCTCCGGTAGACCGAGGTTTGTTTCGGTTGGGCGAACAAATAATGTTGCCACGAACTCCATTGCCCGTGCCACCTATGATTTCAGTGGTATCGTATTTCCATTTGCATCACTGCCCGTAAAGTTTCAAAGAACAAAATTGGAGAACTGGATTTTCCACCTGCGGCAAGACGGCTAATCCGCAGCAGTCGCAAGTATCGTGTTACTGGCCTCACTTGAGAAATAGTGGGGAGGCCACAGTTCAAAAAGTCTAGTCGAATCGGGCCGCTTCGTTGGCAATTTCCCAATCCTCGGAAAGAATGTCTGTCTGGCTTGCGAGCCAGCCAGTCAACACCTTTTTATCCGCCGTGAACATGCGGATGCTTCCAAGGGCGTCGAAGGTATCGCCGCCAACCTCGGAACGAATGACCTCGCGCAAGGCAGGGTCGTGAATGGCGGTAACGGGGATGCCGTTGCCAGCTGGAAGAAGGAAAAGGAACATACCTTTCCCGTTCCAGCCGACGCGACGGACGCGACGGCCTTGTTTGAGAGCTTCGACGGCTGCGCCGAATGTCTGGTGAGTGCAGGGATGTTGTGCGGTGTTCATCATGGTATTTTTTTGGTTGACTTTATTGTAGGCGATGATTATTAAACAGGGAACCTCGTTGCATTGGTGCTTCAAAGAGCCGATGTCTTAAAATGGCACGTCGTCCATCGGGTCGTCAACAGGCGCAGTGGGACGCGGAGGAACGGGAGGTCTGGCCGCTGGCGGCGGGGTGACGTAGGCGGAGCGTTGCGAGGGCGCGGAGTCGCCGCCGTTCTTGTCGCCTCCGCAGAACTCGAATCCTTCCACGACGATGCCTAGCTTGCTGCGCTTCTGGCCTGTGTTCTTGTCGTCCCACGAGTCCTGTTTCAAACGACCGTGGATGTGGATGGGTTTGCCCTTGGTGAAATACTTGGCGATGTTGTCGGCGGTGATGCCCCAGGCGGTGCAGTCGATGAAGCTGACCTCCTCGGTCAACTGGCCGGACTGCGATTTGTATTTTCGGTTGACGGCGACGGAAAACGTGCAGAGCGCGGTTCCGCTTGGCGTTGTGCGTAGTTCTGGGTCACGCGACAGATTACCCATGATGATTGCTACGTTGAATGATGGCATGGGTTTTATGAAAGTTTGTCGAAGAATTTGTTGATGAACTCTTCCGTCAGTTTGACGCTGCCAAGCCCGTAACGCTCCGTATTCGAGAGACAAGTGGCGGAGATGCCAAGTCGGTCGGCCATGTCGCGGAGCGAAACCTTGCGGCTTTCACGTGCGATGCGGAGCGACGTGCAGATGTCCTGCTTGATTTTGGCGTCTTCATTGCGGGCGGTTACGGCCAGTCGCTTACGCTTGAGGATGAGTTGTAGGATTTTCTTTTTCATTTGGTTTCGTGTCAAAAAGAGTGCCGTTCTTAAGTGCGTCCCAATCGTGTTCCCAAGTGGCGAGCGTTTTCTCGGCTTGCTCAATTTGTGCCTTTGCTTGGGCGATTTCGGATTTGAGCTTGGGAACTTTCTCGGAAAATTCCTTTTCCATTCGCTCGGTGCGAGCCGTCTTGCGCTCGGTGGCGTTCATATTCACACCACATTCCGGGCGGGCGAGCAGATTGTAGAGGCGTTGGAAGGTCATGTGGATTGCGTGCAACGCCTGTGCCACGCCGCGAGCCACGCCGATGAACTTTTGGACAAGCTCGGCCTTGGGGTCGCCGGGAGGGACGGCAAGACTGGCAAGTTGCTGGTTGGCCTGTCCGAGTTTTTCGTCGCACGCCTTTATGGACTGGCACACGTCGGCGAGCGATGTGAACTCACGCGGCGAGGGAGTCTTGTAAGCGGCGGCGTTGGGAAGGGTGGTGGCGGCGTGCTCAATGGCAACGACGACGTAGGACGCGCCTTGCGCGGCTTCGTCGAAAACCAGTTTTTCAATGTCGCTCGTGGACAGGTCGCGGAGGGAGTCGCAAAACTTGCGAACGCCGTATGCGTTCTCGGCGCACAAGGTCAAGACGGAGGCGACGTTGGTGTAGATGACGACGTTGTGGTTGATGTCGCCGAGTTCTTTTTTCGCGGCGCGTTTTGCGGCGTTGGCTTTTTTCTTTTCGTTGGATTTCATAGGTAAAATTGCGATTGCGAGGCCGACTGTTCACTGTTTTCAGGAACACGTCAACAACTTTTTTCAATTATTTTTTGTCCGGTCGTTGCCGACCCTCAACTCATCGTCGGACTGGATGTAGAGGTTGGTTACGCGGACGGCATAGTCGGTGACGCGCTGCGGGCAGTCAGACTTCAAAGCTCGACTCAACCCACCGTTCCACGCCACGGCTGCGAGGAAAGTCCAGTCGGGGAAACCGGCTCGTTTTAGAGAAGCGCGTATCCACGCCAAGTGCGCGTATGCAATACGCTCGGCTTCGGCGTGGGAGGATGCAAAAGGCTTCTTCGAGTGTTGGCTCCACACTGCGCGGGTTATTTGCCAGCGGGAGCACTCCCCGTTTTTTCCTTTCATGTCTTTCCCGCCCGTTTCCACTTGGGCGACGCACGCAAGGAAGCGGTCGGGATTGATGTCGGCGCGGGCTTTGGAGCCAGCGGCGAAGCCAAGCATCCACGCCAGAAAAAGCGATATGAACGCCCAGCCGATTATTTTCAGGAACATCCTGAATGTGTCTTTGGTTTGTTTTGTCATGGGAGAAAATTAGTCAGCCAGTCGAAGTCCGTGCTCTGTCCTTGTGAATCTCACGCCGTCGAGTTCAACTTCATCGTTTTCTTTCGTGAGGGAAATTATTTTTTTCAAACCCTCAACAAAAAGTTTGTCAGTCTCTAATATAAATTCAGGTTTGGTTTGTGTTGTCATGGTGTTAGCGAACGAAAGAGATTCCGGCGCGAAGTGATTGCTGCGTCTTGTTGTAGTCCAGCATGGACTCGCCGTAGCCGTTCCAGTATTGGACGGTGAAATACACGGCGATGCTGCGGGTCAAAAAGTCGATGGGATAGGTGGCGTCGATTTGCACGGCCCCGCGTTTCAAATTGTATCCGGCGCGGCCATAGACGGAAACTTTCAATCCGTCCGACCTTCCGACGCTGACAGTCAAATCGCCGTAGCCACGGTAACTTTGCATGTCGGGATTGTCGCTCATGTCGGCAATGTAATACCAAACCGTAGGCGTCACGGTGGCCGTCCATTTTCCAAAGTCGCGGGCTATGCTGACGGTGGCGGTAAGTTTGTTAATGGACTTGGACGCCGGGCCGTCCTTGCCGTTGGACTCGTGTCCGTAGCCCGCGTGTCCGGTGATACGAAACCCACGGCCAATCGGCACCCACGGCGTCTCGTAGAAAAGCTCCGGCATGTAGCTGGTGTCATAGAACGGCGACGAGTATTCCGTGATAGCCCATAGGCTACGCTGCGTATAGGCAAACGTGAGTCCTTTGAACCACGCGGCGTTGGTGGCAAGCCATCCGTCGTCGGTCAGCAATTTGAATTTGAACGACACTTGGAATTTTGCGGCCGGGTTGTCGCCGACGAGGAAATACATGGGCTGGTAAGGCTCAAGACAGGCGAGCGTTTGCTGGCCGTGGGAGAGGACTGGCAGGAAGGCCAGCAGGAAGAGGATTAGTTTTTTCATGTCAGTTAAAGAGAGAGGCGAATCCGTTGAGAATCCAGCAAGCGATTCCGATGGTGGCGAACACACCGAGATAAACAAGGTATCCAAACAAGGCGTCGGCATTGTTGGTGTCCGCGATGTCGCGGATTTTGGGTCGTTTGTTTTTGAACAAGCTCATGTCAGACGGAAGTCACCGCACAATTCGTTGTCGTTGAGAAGTGCCACGTTGTCCAGCTTGGAACGCACTGCGCGGGCGATGCGTTGCTCAAACGGCGTATCCAGATAAACAAG